CGCTCGGGTTGGCCGCGGGGGGGGGGGGGGGCGCCCCCCCGGGCCCCCCCCCCCCCACGGCTCAGCCGTTCAGGTCGAGCAGCCGTCGCAGGGACACGTAGGACCGTCGCGGGCGGGCCGCCTCGCGGGCCCGCATCGCGGCCAGGGACTCGGCCCGCTGCTGGGCGGCTGTCGCTCGGGCCTTCGAGGTGTAGAGCCCCTGGGCGTCCTTGGCCGCCCACAGGGTGCGGCCTTGCTTCTGCACCATCCACACCGCCGGGCGGCCGTTCAGCTCGGCCACGACCGGGGCGTCCAGCTTCGGCAGCGGCCGACCGGCAGCGGGCTTCTGCGAGACGGTCCGTCCCGAACGACCGGCGGCCGGGGTGTCCAGCTTGGTTGCCAGTCGCAGGATGGCCGCGTCCACGCGGGCCACGTCGGCGGCGTGCTCGGCTTCCTCGCGGATCGCGACGATCTCGGCGGGCTGGTCGGCCGCCTCGGGGGTGGCGTGGAAGTCGCTGGACGGCATCATGCTGGCGGCCAGGCGGTCCTGGTAGGCAGCCTCGGCCTCGGCCTCGGTGGCGAGGACCTTGATGCACTTCTTGCAGGTGACCTCGCGGGTGGTGGCGCGGTACGCCTCGGCGCCGTGCGGGGCGCCGAAGGTGTGGCACTTCGGGGTGTTGCCACCCTCGTGGGCGGCGTGGACGCTGTGGCGGCTGCTGAGGCTGACGTTCATGGTTTCCTCTCTGTCGCTCGGGCTTGTCCCTTGCGATGTCTCTACTATGCACCATGCCGACAGGAAGATGCAACCCCATCCGGGCAACTACTTTCTGTCACGGTGCATGTACCGATATATCAGCATAAATCGGACACAACGTTGCAACGAGTAACTGAAAGTCCCCCTGCCGCGAGGTGCGGCAGGGGGACCTGGTCGGCTCGATCAGAGGGCGATGCCCAGCTCTCGTTTGATTACGGCCTTGTCGTTCTTGATCGAGCGTTGGTCGCTCGGGCTGTTCGCAAGGTAGACCGGTCGGCAGCCAGGCTTGAACACCTTCCAGTGGCCGCCACCGGTCGGCGTCACGGTGCAGCCGTACTGGACCCGGCTGAGTTCACGGCGTATCGCGGCCGCTTCCTTCTTCAGACCGGACATCACACTGACCGGCCGTCCGTCAGGAACTCGCGAACGCTGTGGGCCAGCAGCCCGAGGGCCACCGGCAGCAGGACCAGGTAGGCCCAGCCAGGGATGTCGACGACGTGGGACACGTCCAGCATGGCCACGGCACAGAGCAGGACGTTGCACAGGGACTTCCACATGGTGGTTCCTCTCGGTTGATCCGGGGCCGTCTCTCGGCCCCGGCGGGTATGACGGTCAGCCGCGACGGCGGTCCGCCCAGGTCTCGGCCGCAAGCGCGGCGGTGCAGGCGAAGACAGCCAGCAGCGACCAGACAGGCAGGGTGATGTCGCCAGCCAGGTGCATCCCGAGCAACGCGAGAGCGACCAGGCTGGCCACAAGGCGGTACAGGGGTCGGGTGAGGTCCTTCATGGTGCACCCCTTGGCTTTGTGTACTGCGGTTGCTTACAAGGAAGACTGTACAGGACCGCCCCTGGGGTTGCAACCCCAGGGGCGGAAGATGTTCAGATGCGGCCGCTGTGCTTCGAGCAGGGGCCGCCATCGCTGGCCGCGCGCCGCTTGCACGGGCCGTTGCGGGTCGGTGCCTTGCACCAGTTGCGCGGGTCGTGCCCAGGGCAGACACGGCCGCTGCTGGCCGGGTTGATACAGCGATAGCCCCGGCTGGTGGTGGCGGCGCACAGGACGCCAGAGGTGTTCGTCACGGAACGAGTCCCTTCTCAGCGGCAGCCAGCACGAGCGCCCAGATGCGCCCGCCCACGCTGCCCGGCTTGTCATCGGCGGTCGCGTACCGGCGGTTGCCGTAGCTGCCGTCCTGGTGGTCGGCCCAGTAGTACGTCCGGGTCCGGCTCGTGTCCGGCAGCAGGACCACGTAGTACGCCCTGCCCCGGTTGAGTGTGGCCGTGGCCCCGCCGATGCGGTTGGGCACCCGGGTCAGGGTGTCGCGGCCGACGGTCACGGGCGCCTCGGTGTTCGTCACGGTGGTTCCTCTCAAGTGGTTGCGATGCCTTGAGTCTGGCACAGTCTGGTGGTCGGTTGCAAGTACCCGACTCGCGTGTCTGACGGGTGGGGGAAATATGCGCATATAAGTCGCGCTGCGGTATATATGCGCATAAGGTGCACATGCCCCTCATGTCCGATTCTGGCGACATGTCGCACAGGTCCGGCATGGGCGGGGCGGCCCGAAGGCCGCCCCCTGGGGCTCAGAGGATCACGTAGCTGGTCTCGACCTTGGCGCCCTCGCGGGCGGCCAGCTGGCCCTTGGGCGGCTGGGGGACGGTGCCCTGGGCGGCGCGGCGGCGGTGCGTCCTCTCGGCCTTCGCGGTGGCCTCGGCGACTGTGGCGGCCGCGACCTGGTACGTGTAGTAGGCGCGGCCCGAGCAGCGACCCTTGGCGGTGAGCTTGGCGTAGGTCTCGATCGTGATGCTGATCATTGTCTCGTCCTTCGGTCGGTGTCCCTTGCGATGTCTCTAGTATGCACCATGCCAACAGGAAGATGCAACCCCATCCGGGCAACTACTTTCTGTGAGGGACGTGTCACGATATATGCGCATAAATCGGACATCCGGTTGCAACGAGTCACAATCGAGCCGACCAGGGCGGCCGCCCGGGGCCGCCCCGCCGCTCATGCGGCCTGACGGGCGATGAACGCCTCGATCTGGGCCTCGGTCAGACCGGCCTTGCGGCCAGCCTCGCGGGTCGCGGCGTGTGCATCCACGACCGGCAGGGACTCGATGCGACCGATGCTCAGGTAGCCGGTGAAGCCCTCGGCGGCCAGGGTCTGGCGGACCTGGTGACCGGCTTCCAGGGCGGCGTCCAGGACGGCGGACAGGTGCGAGACGGTCACGGTAACCTCGCGGCTGGTCTTGCCCTGGGCGGTGGTGACCTGGCCGGTGAAGTGGTAGGTGCGCATTGTCCTGGTCCTTTCGGTTGGTGTCCCTTGCGATGTCTCTAGTATGCACCACGCCGACAGGAAGATGCAACCCCATCCGGGCAACTACTTTCCGTGAGGGACGTGTCACGATATATGCGCATAAATCGGACATCCGGTTGCAACGAGTCACAATCGAGCCGACCAGGGCGGCCGCCCGGGGCCGAAGCCCTGAGCGGCCGTCTGCGGGCCTCACGCCATGCGGCTGAGGAACCGGGCCACCTGGTCGTCGCTGAGGCCCATGCGGCGCCCCTCAGCCTCGGCTGCGGCCCGCATGGCGGCGATGATGTCGACCGGCTCAACCGTCCGGCCGAGGGCGGCCTCACCGGCGGCCGTGAGCGTCCACGTACGCAGCATGTAGACACACCCGAGGTGGATGCGCTCTTCCAGGTCCTGGGTCTCGATCAGACCCAGGCTGTGCAGCTTGGACTCTGTGTTGCCGTTGATCCGGACGAAGCCCTTGGCGACACGGTTCCACGCGACGACCCGGCGCGGGTTCTCGTCGATGGTCTTGAGTGCGGCGGTCTGGGCCTTCGTGAGCTTCTGCATGGTCTGTCCTTCGGTCGGTGTTCCTCGCGGTGTGTCTCTAGTATGCACCATGCCGACAGGAAGATGCAACCCCATCCGGGCAACTACTTTCCGTGAGGGACGTGTCACGATATATGCGCATAAATCGGACATCCGGTTGCAACGAGTCACAATCGAGCCGACCAGGTCCCGGCGAGGGACCTGGTCGGCTGGTCCGGGTGTCAGTCGCCCGGGGTCTCTACGTAGCCAGCGGGCCGCAGTTCGTTCGCCAGCTTGACCACCCAGTCCGGCACACCGGCCTCGGTCGTCAGGTCCTGGGTCCGGGCCTTCGCAGGGTTCATGCTGAGGTGACAATCCCACCAGGTGTCGTGCACGTCCTTGCCCACGCGGACCTCGCCGTCAGGACCAGGCTTCAGCACACGATGGCCCGAGGCAACAGCGTGGACGCACACCCAGCGCTGCACAACCTCGTCGCCGGTGGCGTCCACCACGTGGGCGTAGGTCAGCATGAGGGAACCGGGCACGAAAGTCCGGTCCAGATACCTCACCTTGGTCACCGGGGCGCCGGTGAACTGAACGCTTACCTTGCACGTGGTCCTGGCCGTCACGTTCTCGATGTCAATCACTTCGGTTCCTCTCGCGGTTGGTGCCAGGGCCACGCGGCCCCGGCGGTTACGTGGGTCAGATCTCTGAGGTCAGTTCGTCGGCGAACGCGTTGGACCGGTGGCCCTCGTCCCAGGTGACGCCGAGGTACACACGTCCGTGGTTCACGTGGGTCGGGTTGTTCAACGCGCCGTAGTCGCGTCCGTTGACCGTGCCGGTACGGTACGTACTGCCGTCCCAGCCCTTGACCCGGGTCCCCCGGCCGAAGCGCTTCGCCACGGCCGCTACGCGCTCTTCGCGGGTCATCTGAGACGAGGTCTCGTCCACCACCTGCGTCACCTCGGCCGTGTCGTCGCTGTCCACCCAGATGCGCAGGAAGGTCGGCAGCGAAAGCGTGTGCCCCATGCTGGACGTACCGTCCGAGCAGCGCATGGTGAACCGGACGGCCAGCGGCTGGACCTCACGGGTCCACGGGTCCAGATAGTCCACGACATCTTCGATGACCTCGACCGTCATGGTGTTCCCGGACGAGTCCGAGTACGGCTTCCGGAAGGACCGGCCGATGAGACCTGAGGCTGCTGTCTCGGGGGTGGGTTCGGTGGTCATGGCGTCCTCATTACTTCGTTGCGGTTGCTTACAAGGAAGACTGTACCCCGCCTTGGCCGGACATGCAACACCCCCAAGGAACTTTTCCCCAGGGGTGTTGCGGATCGCCGCATTACGTTGCTCGCAAGCAACTTAATGCAACCGGCTCACTCGGCGTGCTTGTCCCGCAGCGCCTCGCAGCGCTCGCAGTCGCAGGTCAACCGGGTGTCCATCACCCGCAGAGGACGGGGTGCCGGTTCCACCAGGATGGTCAGCAGACCAACCGGCAGGTAGCCGAGGATGACCCAGACGTAGCTGTCGGCCGTCACGGCGACAGCCAGTGCGAAAAGCATCAGCGCGATGAAGCTGGCCAGGTAGATCTTCCGGGGCAGTTCGAACATGATCAGTTCCTCTCAGGTCTCGTCACGGACAAGCTGCGGCCAGTCGACGGCCAGCAGAGACTTCAGCGGGCCGGGCGGGCCCACGGTCGGCAGCTGGTGACCGAGGTGCGCGTACCCCATGGCGGCCAGCGCGAGGCCGTCGGCCATGTCGTACCGGCCGTCCTTCACCAGGACGTGGCTCAGGTCGACACCGTGCCGGTCCCGTACCGCCTCGGCCATCATCCGTTTGGTCGCGCTTCCGTAGCCGGTGGTGTACGCCTTGAGGCCGGTCGGCGTGACCATGGCGAACGGGATGTGGTTCTTCCACAGCCAGCAGCGGACGATGTACCTCAGGCCGGACAGGTCCTCTGCCGCCTTACTCTGGGTTCCGCGCGAGAACGCGCCACCCTCGATCACCACCAGGTCGGGGATACGGTCGGTCGTGAGGAAGGTGAAGGTCCGGATGTCCGACCTGATCTGTTCCATCCGCTCTTCGGTTACCTGATCCGGCTGCGTCTGGGACGCCCGGTGGGTGCGGCCGTCGCTCATCCCGGTGGACGCGAGGCTGAGATCGAGCCCAACGACCCGGGGCCCCTCGCCCCAGGTCACAGGACACCGCCGTTGCGCAGCGCGTTCAGGTTGGCGGTGAGCTGGTTCGCGTCGGCCGCCGTCATCTCGACCGCGACGTGCCAGCCCATCCGGCGGCCGGACATCGCGGGGTGCACGTTCCACTTCCAGCCGGACGCGATCGCGGCCCGCAGCTGGTCGTCGCTCGGCGTCTCACCGCTGAGCACGAAGCTGGCGAGGGTGACACAGGACGAGGTGGCCCGGTCGTACAGACTGCCGGGCGTCTCGTCCTCGGACAGGGCCAGGGTGAGCAGGGACTCGGCGTCAGCCGGACCCTGGAAGTTCACGGTGACCATGCCATCACCGCCCCCGTACAGGTCGGCGAAGCCGATCCCCAGCTGTGCCATGGCGAGGCCCAGTTCTTCGGCGGCGACGGTGGCCAGGAAGCCACCGTCCACCCACTCAGATGCGTCCATCATGATCGTCCGTCCCTGCTCGGTCAGGCGCCGGTCGGCGCGTCGGTGGCCTCGGCCTCGGCCTCGGCAGGCTGCGGCCGGGTGTACTGGTTCTTCGCACCCGTCCGGTGGACCGGTGCTACACCAGCCTTACGGGCGATGCGCAGCACGTGGTTGCGGTCGATGCCGACCTCGGTAGCGATCGCCGAAGGGCCGAGCACCTTCGCGGCGTAGACCATGGCGACCATGCGGTCCCTGGCCGAACGCGCCGTGGCCGCAGCGGACAGGGTGCGGTTGTGCCTGGTGGCCATGTCCGCCAGCTCGTCAAAGGTGTCGCGTGCCTTGACGGCCGCGTCCTCGTCACTGACAACAGGCACGCGGGTCTGTCGGCCCTTGGTCGTCGTGCCGTAGGCGGACCAGACGCGGTCCACGTAGTTGCGGTCCCGGCCGATCGCCTGTGCCATCTCGTCCACGGTCAGCAGGCCCAGGGGCCGGACGGCGACCAGCTTGTCCCGCATGGCGTCAGTGCTCGCCATCACGTGGTCGACAGCCGCGACCAGGTCGTCCCGGACAACTCGCAGTGCGGCGCGGGCGGTCGCCTCGTCGGCCACGGCCTGCACGGGGGTGGTGCTCTCGACACTCATGATCCATTCCATTCACTAGTCGGTGTTGCCTCGACTGTACATGACGAAGGGGACCGTTGCAACCTGCTGCAACGATCCCCTGACTGTCATGATCGACCGGCTACAGCGGCTTCAGCTGATGGCGTGGCACGGCCGAGAGACAGCGGATCGAACCCTCGTACCACTCGACCATCACCAGACCGTCACGCAGGACCTCGCCGGTGCAGCTGACCAGCTGGCCGTTCAGGTCCACCGGCCCCGCCAGCTTGGACGTGGTCACGACGACCTTGTGCGTCGGCTGCCACTTCGGCTTGCGTCCGAACATCTTCCGGATACCCATGTCCTCGTTCCTTCCGTTGGTTGCAATGCCAGGGTTGCACAGTGGCCCCGGGGTGTGCAACCCCGGGGCCGGAACCTCACTGCGCCACGTACTTCCCGAACCGGCCGTCGAGCGCCTTACTCACCTTCGCCGAGCTGATCGCGTCGGACGCCTGCCCCTTGGTCATCCCTTCCACCGGGGTACCGCCCGCCCCTCGCAGCAGACCCAGCTGGGCCGAGGAAGCCGGTGTACGGCGCCAGGACGCCTTCCGGTTGTTGTAGGTGTAGCCGGTGGCCTGAGCCTCTTCCTCGGCCCTCTTACGGGCAGCTGCGGCGTCCATGGCCCCATCGTCCAGACGGCGCACCTTCACCTCTCGGCCCTGGGCGGTGACGTGGCCGACGAAGAACCCGGCCTCGTCCGGCGCGGGCAGCAGGAACAGGTGGCTGTCCTGGCCGACCGTGAGGAAGTCGATACCGGCCGTGGTCTTCAGCCAGCTGAAGTGCGAGGCGGCCAGCTCGGTGCCGAGGATGTCGACGACCGTGAGCTTCTTCAGTACCTCGGACTCGACTTCCTTGTCCTGCAACACCGGACCCTCACCACGGCAGGCACAGTCCGGGTTCAGGTGGCAGGCGCAGGCGTCCAGGCCGGTGCCGTCCAAGTCGCCGGGGCAAGCGCACGAGCAGTCCTCGGAACCGGCGCACTTGCACAGCTTGGACGGGGACTCGTGCTGCTCGATGCACCGGCACCCGCACTGGCGGATGCCGCACTTGCAGCGGTCCGAGCAGCCGCACGTCAGGCAGTTGCAGTCACACTTCCCGGCGCAGTCCGATTCCAGGTCGTTGACCCCGGCCAGGTTGTGCTTGAGAGACGCGCCCGCGATGTCCAGGACCAGGCAGTCCTGCTTGCCGGACTCGGGGTGCAGCCGAAGGCCACGGCCGACCATCTGAATGTAGAGACCCGGGTTCAGTGTGGGACGACCGATGATGACGCAGCTGGTCTGCGGTGCATCGAAACCCTCGGTGAGCACCATGCAGCTGACCAGGATGCGGGTCGCGCCGGTGGCGAACCGGTCGTACACAGCCTTGCGTTCCGTGGTCGGTGTCGCGCCGGTGATGACCTCGGCCGTGGTACCGCAGACCATGCGGAACGCCTCGGCCATCCGGCCAGCCGTGGCCACGTCCGGCATGAACACGATCGTGGGGCGCTCGCTCGCCTCGGCGCACCAGGTCTCGGCAATGGCGGTGAACGCGTGGCTGTCGTCCAGCGCGGCCGCGAGGTCGCCGGTGTTCAGGTCGCCGCCGGTAACGCGGGTGGTGGCCAGGTTCAGGCCGGGGACCTCGATCGACTTCGCCACTGGGGCGACCAGGTACCCCTCTTTGATCATCCAGTGGATCTTCTTCTGGTAGGCCACGGACTGCCACACGTCCGGCAGGCCGCCGTCCATCCGGGTGAGCGTCGCGGTGAAGCCCACCGTCGGCGTGGCCCGCTCGTCCATGCAGCCGTAGTGCGCCAGCACCTCGCGGTACGTCTTGCTGGCGTAGCGATGGCACTCGTCCACGATGACCAGGCCGATACGGTCGATGGCCTCGCGCCGCTTCGGCCGCGCGAGCGTCTGCACCGAGGCGACGATCACGTCCGCGAACTGGTGCTTCTTCTGTCCGCGCGACCCCTTGACGATCGCGGTCCAGATACCGGGCACCATGGCCTTGATCTTCGCCTCGGCCTGTTCGAGCAGTTCCTCACGGTGCGCGAGGACCAGCACCCGCTTGCCCTGCTTACGCAGGTCGGCGATGCGCCGCTCGATCAGCCCGCTGAAGCAGACCGTCTTCCCCGCGCCGGTCGGAAGGACGATCGCGGGACGGTTCAGCCCGCCCGCCCACGCGGCCTCAAGCGCGGCCAGCGCCTCGGACTGGTAGGGGCGCATGGTGTATGTGGTCATGGTCGGGCCTTCCCGTTGATGGATCGCGGTTGCAAGAGCAGCATAGCAACACGGCCCCAGGGATTGCAACCCTGGGGCCGTGCGGATGGTCAGTGGTGCGTCGGGCAGACGTCACCCTTCGGGTAGCAGCAGCCACCGGCCTTCACCCCGGACCAGGGGCACGGGGTCCACTGCGGGTGACAGCAGGGTTCACGGCGGAAGTGACACGCGGTGCAGCTGAGACCGATGTTACGGACGGCGCAGATCTTGCATCGCCACCAGTTGAGACCGTCAACCGTGGCCGGGGTCGGCGTCACGTAGCAACCCTCTCGGGGCTCGGCGCACGGCGTCGACTGGGTGCACTGACCACAGCCGTCCGTACCAGCCGATACCGGCGAGGACCAGCTCACCGTGCCGGTGTCGACGTGGCCCGTGGCCCAGCTCTCACCGGTATACATACACAGGTCGTCGTCATAGACCCGGCAGTCGTTGATCCAGAAGGTGACCCGAGCCTGTGCGGCACCGGCCGTCGCGTACGGTCCCTCACACCAGGTACGCACCTCGCCACTGGGGTACGTGCGGGTCACGACGGCGCGGTACACCGGCGCGTCGGGGGACATGTTCATGTTGCGTGCCACGGTCGTCTCGTCTCTCGGGGTGGGCACGGCCGCGACGCCCGTCGCGGCCGGGTGTTGCCGTATTCGGCAAGTGGGTCAGTCGAGCCGGTGACCGTGGGCTGAGCAGTCCGGCGACCAGTCGCACGAAGGCGCGGCCTCACCCGGCACCCAGGGACACGCAGGACCGGACGACTGACAGTTGCGCTCGTGATCGAGCCGCAACAGCGTCCCGCCGTTACTGAAGACCGGGATGGGAATGCAGTTGCACGGGCCCTGCAACACCGGCCGCACCTGCGACAGCTGCTGCGTGGTCTCACCGTCGGCACGGAACGGGTCGTCCTGCACCGCGACGACCGCCGCGTACTGCAACGCCTCGGGCCGACGGTCGACGTGGGTCCAGACCGGCTCGGGCATCTTGGCGGTGAAGCCGTCGCACCGGCCGTTCCGGCACTCGTGGCCGTTGTACATCACGCCGTTGCAGAAGCCGGTGCCGTGGCAGTCCGGGTGATGGCCGCAGACGCACCACTCGTTGCCGTTCGGCCGCGAGTAGCGTTCGAGGTCCGCGTTGCCCGCTTTCTCGATCACCCAGTTGGCACCTGTCTGCATTCGTTCACCGGCCAGGTACAGCGCGCTGGCGCTCTGCACCGCGTCATGCCGGTCCGCCTCGAACCCAGCCCGCTTATCGGCGGTGTCCTCGGGGCTGTCCTCAGGGTCCAGTTCGAACGTCCAGTCCAGCGCCTCGTTCATCTCGGATTCACCGTGGCACGCGAGGTCCTTTCCCACGGCCTTGATGATCAGGCAGCAGAGCCGGATCAGGTCGTCGGCCATGGCATCGCGCTTGACCGGGTCCATGTGGACGTTGGTCGCCACGTCACGGGCAGCGGCTTTGATCTCGTCCAGTCGGTTCATGAGGTACCTGCTTCCTTCTGCTGCTGCTTCTTGTTGACGAACGCTTCAGTCTGCCGCAGTGCCATGGCCAGGTTGGGGTACTTCCGACGGCGGCGCAGACTGCCCTGTGGGTCGCGACATTCCACGACCCACCAGGTACCCGACTGCACGAGGTCGAGCGTCCAGCGCACACCATCCACACCAGCCGTGGCGCGGTAGTCGTACACCGGGTCGCGGCCAGGCGACCCCGCCTCTCGGATGCGCTTCTGCCACTTCATGATCAGATCCAATCCACGCACGCGGGGCACGGTCCGGCCGAGTAGGGGTTGTACGCCCCGGCTTCCGGGACCCAGTCGCCCAGGTCCTCGGGGTCGACCCCCGAGCCGAGGCAGGTGGGACAGGTCTCGGCGACGACCCGGGGGCGGGCGTCACGGCCGCAGTGCATCCGGTGCGTAGGGCTCGGGCACCCGCAGCCGAGCTGCAGGTTGATCCGCATCGCGCGGGTGAGACCCTGCAGCGCTTCGAGTGCGGCCAGAGCTACGGGCGCCATGTCCGGCAGGCTGAAGCGGACGACCGGCGGGGGTGTCACGGAAGCGAGGTGTTCGGCTGCGGCATCCTTGGCTTCCCGCATGGTGCCGTAGTTGGGCTGGTAGATGGCCTGGTCCTCGGGACCCCAGCCACGAAGGCGCCAGTCACCGGTCCTCGGCTGATCGACGGTGTACTTCCAGTCACCGCTTTCCGCCCAGTACGAGCCCGGGATGCGGCGATTCCACTTGAGGTTGTCCTCGCGGTTGTTCATGGCAACGACACTACAGGAACAGCTGCACCTCGTCAACAGAGACGGTCTCGTAGGAACGTACGAGGAACTTTGTCCTCTGACGGGACAACCACTTTGTCCCATTTTGGGACCCGCGAATGGTCGGCTTCCCGCGTTTTCCCGCGAAACGCGGGAAGCGTTTTCGCAGGTCAGCGGTGGTGTCCCGCGAAACGGCCCTCGATCTCAGGTTCCCAACCAAATACGCAATACTTCTTCCCGCGTTACTCACGGGCGCGTGCGCGCGCGCAACGAGAAACGGGGGAACAGTAGTAGTGCGTATGGTTGGCGAGTTTGTTTCGGGGGGTCTTTCGCGGGTGACCCCTTCTGACCTGCAACGATGCTTCCCGCGTTTCGCGGGAAACGCGGGAAGCGGTCATGTGTCGAGTTGACTTCCCTAAGCAACCGACCTAAAGTCATGGCATGAGACACACTGACCGGGACCCGTTCCCGAACACCCCGCGCAACATCCGTCTGGACGCAGGTCTGAAGACCCGGCAGGTCGCCGAGCTGATGGGCTGCAGCGTGCAGGAAGTCAACGCGATCGAGCGGGCCCGCAAGAACCCGACGGCCGCCCGGCTCGCCCGCTTCTACGCGGCCTGTGGCCGCGAGGACCTGGCTTCCTGCCTCATGCACGTGATCAATGACGGGCACCAGGACCGGGTGCTGGATACCTACCGTGAGTGGGAACGGCGCTTCGGCCCGCTGACCGTTCACGGCCGCGCGCTGCGGGCCTCGGGTGCTGTCCGGCCGCCGATGTACGCTGGACCCGCAGCCAGCGAGCCGACCGGTCCCGCTGCCCCCACGACCCGTGTCACGGGATTCTAGGTAGCGGTTGCATCGAAGGCGCTGAGTGTGTCAGACTCTGCGGCACGAGGAAGGGCCGGTCCCGAAGGACCGGCCCCGTGTTGAAGCGACAACCGCGAAGAAGCACACCAACAACCGAAGGGTACCCCATCGTGGCCATCACCACCGCCCACCGCGAACTGCTGATCGCATCAGCTATCCGGCCCGAGGTCATCGACGCGTCCGGGATCGAGTCCACCCCCAAGGGGCTTCGGTTCCCCTGGACCGACGGTACGGCGCCGGTCGTGTGGCAGTCCCGCCCGGACGAGCCCTTCCTGAACGAAGAGGGTGACCCGGTCAAGTACGTCTTCCCCAAGGGCTCGAAGGTCCCGTACAACCGGCTGCGGGACAACGAGGGCTGCACACGGCTGATGGTGGTCGAAGGTACGAAGCAGCAGTACGCGGCCCTCTCGTACGCACCGGCCGACATGGCCCTGTACGGCATGTCCGGCTGCTGGGGGTACCGCCACGCGGACCTGACCGTCGCCGAGGACCGCGATGTCTGGCTGCTGCTGGACGCCGACCTGGAAGGGAACCTGGACGTCTGGACTGCGGCCGACGACCACGCGAAGCGGCTGAAGCGCGCGGGCGCCAAGTCGGTGCACTTCGTGCTCACCACCGGCCAGGGCAAGGAAGGCGTGGACGACGTCCTCGCCAAGCTGCCCGAGGGCAAGCGGGCCGACTCGCTTCGCCGCTGGCTGGCCCAGGCCGAGACGAGCCTGCCCAAGCGCCCCCGCGCGAAGAAGCGCGCCACCGCGTCGACGGTCGAAGGTGACGCAACGAAGTTCTTCCGCCAGCGGGACAAGCCGCTCGCCTTCCAGCCGGTGGACTTCGCGGCCGACATCCTGTCCCAGTGCCCGGCCGCCATGACGCGGGAAGAGAACATCGCTCTCTACAAGAACGGGGTGTACCAGGTCGACGGCAACGCGATCCTGGTGTCTGTCGTCCAGGGTCTCGGCAACTTCTACGCCCCGGCCTACCTCAGCCAGGTCAAGGACGTCATGAAGGGTCTGCTGTACGCCGACGGCCGGACCCTGCCTGAGCGGATGGAAGAGCCACTGCTCAACTGTCCGAACGGCATGGTCGACCTGCGCGACGGAACGCTGAAGGACCACGACCCCTCGTACATGTCCTACATGCAGGTCACGGCCGACTACCGGCCGGACATGGCCACCCCGGTCTACGATGCCTGGCTGCGCGAGTCGCTGCGGCAGGACGGCCACACCGAGGCGGACGTGGACGCACTGGTCCAGGACATCGAAGAGTCCGCCTCGGTCATGCTCAACCCGGCCATGAAGGACAAGCGGGTCCTGTTCCTCTACGGCCCCAGCCGGTCCGGCAAGTCGACCTTCCTGCGTCTTCTCAAGGCGATCGCGGGTGCGGTCAACACCAGCGCGGTCACCCTGCACGACCTGGGTTCGGACTCGTTCGCCACGGCCAACCTGTACGGCAAGATGCTGAACGTAGCGGCTGACCTGAGCAACAAGCACGTCGAGGACCTGAGCAAATTCAAGATGGCGACCGGCGCCGACAGCCTGCACGCCAACCGCAAGTACGGTGCGCAGTTCGAGTTCACGAACTACGCGATGTTCGCGTTCAGCGCCAACGAACTGCCGACCGTGTCCGAGGCATCGAAGGCGTACAGTGCCCGCATCAAGCCGTTCAACTTCCCCAACACCTTCCTCGGCCGCGAGGACCTGACGCTTGAAGACAAGCTGATGAACGAACTGCCGGGCATCCTGGCCCGCTGGGTCAAGGCACACCGGTCCTTCCTCACCCGGGGCGGGTACGCCCGTACGGACGCGGCGACCAACCGCGAGTTCGAGGCGAAGTCGGACCGCGTGGTGCAGTTCTTCCAGGACATGTGCACGCCGACCGGCGCGGTCCACGGTGAGCGGGTGGCCGAGGACGCGGCCGTGGGACGCCGTGACGCGGCCGTGGCGTTCAACGCCTGGGCTGAGCGCAACGGCGGCAGCAAGATGGGCGAGCGTGCGTTCTTCCAGCGCTTCGCCCAGATCGAGGGTGTGGCCGAGGTCCGCATCGGCGCCAAGGACCGTCGCGGGTTCAACGTCACGGTGGCCAAGGCGGACGACGACATGTGGGCGGGCGAGGATGCCGAGCCGGTGGCCGACCCGGTCGCCCCGTCCGGTGTCACGGTGCCGGTGCCCTCTGGCAACCCCTGGGCGGCCGCTGGGGCGTCTGACAGCGCCTGCCCGGTCCCCTCGTTCAACCGGTCCGGGAACGAGCGTCAGACGGCCGCTGAGCCGTTCGCAGCGCAGCCTTCGGCGGACAGCTACAGCCTGACGGCCTCGGCCGAGTCGGTCGACCCGTTCGCGGTCGACGGTTTCTGATTCGAGGTTGACACCCCCTGTCGGGGTGGTGCAGGATGGTGGCATCACCCCGACAGGAAGGAACGGACATGGCGAACACCGGCGGATGGCGCAAGATCCAGGCTGGCTGGTACGAGTACACCAATGCGGCGGGCAAGGTCCTCGCCTACATCGAGCGGTCCGGCAGCGTGTGGGTGTCCCGCGTACTGCCTATGGCCGATGAAGCCCAGGCCGTCACCCTGTCGGGTGCGCCCCGGACCCTGGCCGAGGCCAAGGACCAGGCTGAGCGTGGTTACAAGTCGCTGACCATCTCGGCCATCCGACGGGACAACGAGACCCGGGCCCGCGTCGCGCGGCTCGGGATCTGAGGGGTGTGTCATGCGCAACTGGACCAAGGACGACAGCACCTCGCGGGTCATGACCGACGAGGGCGGCCGCACCCTGGCGACCGTTACCGAGGACTCGGGCGGCTGGTACGTCCAGCTGTTCCCGCCGTTCGGCGGGTCGCTCATGCTGGCGACCCCGTACCCGTCCGTGTGGGCGGCCCGGATCGCGGCCGAACGTGCCTACGAGGAACTGCTCAGTTTCTGACGAGAGGTTGACACCGCCCCTTGGGTGATGCAGGATGGTGGCATCACCCCGACAGGAAGGCAACACCATGGTTCGCGTGAACACCTGGGTGCACAAGGCCACCGGCACCCACACGAAGAGGGTCACCATCAGGTCTACGTTCCACCTTGATCTGGACCAGATGGCAACCGCGCTGGTCCGGGGTTACCTGGACCGGATGGACTGGCACGACTTCCCTGACCGGGTGTCGGTGAAGCAGATCATCGAGCAGGTCCGGTACGCGTACGAGATGTACGGCACCGGCGCGGTCTGGGCCTGGTCCGACGACTACAGCTACGCCGACGCGGAAGCGATGCGCGAGTGGGGCCGGAACATCGTCCGGACGTCGTTGCCCGACTTCGCCGACGAGAGCTGAAGGGCAGCATCATGGCAGGTTTGACACGCAAGCGTACTGTCCGTACCCGGCTCACCTGTGGGTGTGTCGTCCTGATGCCGATGGCGCCGCTGAACCCGAAGCTGAAGCTCATCTGTGACACCGGCCTTGGCCACGGTTACCAGCAGGGATGGGTCGAGTGGTTCAACACCGAGACCGGCCGGACCGGAACCAACCCCAACGCCTGACGGCGGGACACAGACTCACAGGTTGCATATACCTGTGAGTCTGTGGCATCATCAACGCAACATCACCCGGTACCCGCCACAGAGCGGGACAACGAATCACCGGAAGGACCACCACATGCGCATCATCGCAGCGGACATCGAGACCGGCGCGGCCGAGGAAGTCCACAGTTACGGCCCCGGCTTCATCCGCCTGGTCGGCTGGACCGACGTCAACGGCAACGAGCCGGTGCACATCAGCACCGACCCCCGGGACCTGGTCGACGCGATGCGTTCGGCCGACGCGATCACCGGCCACCACTTCATCAACTTCGATCTGCTGGCCATGGCGTCGCAGGGCTTCTTCACCTTCGATGAGTACGAGTCCCTGTGCTACAAGACCTGGGACACGCTGATCGTCGAGAAGCACCTGAACCCGGTCGCCGCCCGGGGTGCGCAGCCGGGCGGCTTCTACCGCCTCGGCGACACGGCCGTCCGCTACGGACTGGACGGCAAGGACACCGTCGACTTCGAGGGTAAGCGCGAGATCATCCGCCGCATCAAGGGCGACAAGGAAGCGAACAAGCTGAAGCCCGGCAAGACGACCCGGTTCGGCGTGCTGCGGGACATCCTGGCCCCGGCCTACGGCGGGTTCGACAAGATCCCCCAGGACGACCCGGACTACCGCCGCTACCTGGTCAAGGACGTCACGGCCCAGCGCGGGGTGTACCTGGCGCAGAAGCGGCTGATGGACCGCGAGCCGACCGGCAGCCGACAGTACGCCCGAGGCGAGCACTACACCGCCACCGACATGGGCCGCGTCACCCTGGAAGGGATGCGGCTGGACATGGACCTGACCATGCGCCGCTGGTCCGAGGGGCAGGCCAGGCTGGACGCGGGCAAGCAGATGCTGCACGAAAAGTTCGGGATGCCGCTCGAAGGGAAGAAGCCGCACAGTTCGAACGCTGGCAAGGCCGCGTTCAAGGCGGCCATCATCGCGACCGGCATCAGTGAGGAAGCCCTGGACGCCAACTGGCCCACCGGCCAGGACGGGTTCCTGCTCACTGGCAAGGACGTGCTGGACGGGATGATCGAAGTGTTCGACCAGCGCAAGCCCGAGGCTGCCGAACTGTGCCGGACGATCAAGGCCATGAACGGTGAGCGGACGGTGTACGGCACCTTCCTGAACCACGCCTACCAGGGCAAGGTTCACCCGTCGATCAGTCCGGACCAGGCGTCCGGCCGCTGGTCCATGAAGGACCCGGGTGCGACGGTCCTCGGCAAGCGCGGCGGTAAGGCGGTCGAGCGGGCGATCGTCATCGCGGACACGGACGATGAAGTCCTGGTGGCGATCGACGCCGACCAGGTCGACGCGCGGGTGATCGCGGCCGAGTGCCAGGACCCCGCGTACATGCGGCTGTTCGATCCGGGCATGGACCTGCACAGTGAGGTCGCGTTCCGCGTCTGGCCGCACGAGTACCAGCACGGGCCGAAGTGCCACCAGACGGCCGACTGCGGCTGCGGCTACGTCCGCAAGTGCCACTGCGACAGGCGCGACAAGGCGAAGGTGTTCGGCCACGGGTTCTCGTACGGGCTCGGTGCCAACGGCATGGCGCGACAGCATGGCGTGGACGTGGCCGTCGCCCAGTCCTTCGTCCTCGGTATGACCGAGGCGTTCCCCCGGCTGGCCGAATGGAAGACCGAGGTGCGCGAGGCGGCCGGGGTCCTCGGGTTCGACGAGGTCGCGCCGTCGAACGACACCTTCCGCATCCTGCACACCTGGGCCGGTCGGCCGGTGCGTGTCGAGCGCAGCCGGGCATACACCCAGGCCACCGCTCTCGTCGGCCAGGGTGGTACCCGCGACGTCATGGCGAAGGCCGTGCGTGGCCTGCCGACGCGGTACCGGCGGAAGGTCCGTGCGGTCATCCATGACGAGCTGCTGATCAGCCTGTCCCGGGACGGCGCCCAGGAACGGGCTCAGGCGATCGCGGACGGCATGGCGTTCGACCTCAAGGGCGTGAGGATCACGTTCGGTTGCAGCCGGGTTGGTGACTGCTGGGCGTCTTGTTACGGGGGCGACTACTGCCCTCACGTAAAGCCGTAGCATCCGAGGTCGCGTCCATGATACGGTTCCCTCATGAACGCGAAGAAGACGAAGGGTCGGCCGTCACTGGCCGACCGCTTCAACAGCCGGTACGAGATTGATCCGCAGACGGGTTGCTGGAACTGGACCAGCGGGAAGTTCGCGTCCGGCTACGGGGCCCTGTACACCAACGGCAACAACAAGCCTGCGCATAGGGTCGGCTATGAACTGCTGGTCGGTCCGGTTCCGAAGGAACTGCACCTGGACCACCTGTGCCGGAACCGTGGCTGCGTGAATCCGACGCACCTGGAACCGGTCACACCACGCGAGAACTTCGCCCGAGGCGAGTCGGCGTCAGCCGTGGCGACCTTCAACGACGTGTGCGTCCGGTTGCACCCGCTGACCGAGCTGAACGTGTACGTGCGTGCGGACGGTCGGCGTCAGTGCAAGACATGCCACCGGATGCGCGCCGCTGGCCAGCACCTGGGGGACTGGAAGATTTGAGTTCCAACCGGGGGTTGCTTCGGCAACCCCCGCTGTGCCATGATGGTGTTGCAAGCAACCGCGAGGAAGGTGGCACATGAAGGACCGCATCGAGCAGCTGAAGGACCTCATGGATGAGGCCAGTGCCAACGGCTGGGTGTCCGCAATCGGCTGGGTGAACGGACGGATCGCCGTGTCCCGCACTACCCGGCATGAGACCCCCGAGTTCGCGAAGCGCGCGGGCTGGTGGACGGCAGACGAGTACCGCAAGGTCGAGTGCCTGGTGTTCTCGTTCCACCGTCGGGACCGGGTCCCGACGGTGATGTACACCGTGACCCCCGCGTCCTGGTCCAGCCCCGAACCCACGACCGTCTCGTTCAAGCGGGCCCTGGAACTGCTGGCGCAGCCCGTGGCCGAGTCCCGCGTTCTCAACTGACAGCCGCACCTCACACCGACCTGGAAGGAACACCACACCATGTCTTCGAAGCTTCTGGTTCCCGTCTCACCCACGCTGGCCGACGCGCTGACCGGGACCCGCAACATGCTCGTGTCGACAGGCCGTGTCTCGACTGACACCCGGCTGAAGAAGCTGAACGACCTGGACGACTACCGCACCGTGGTGAACCAGCTGGAAAGCCTCACGATTCAGCTGTTCAGCGCGCTCAGCGCAGTCTCGTTCATCAACACCGAGCCTAAGGGCGCCCGGTTCGACATGAGTGCCGGTACCCACCTGGCCGGTACTGCCAGCGCCAGCGCGGCGTACCTGCGTGACTCGGCGTCTGAACTGCTGCGGCAGGACAAGCTGAGTAAGTACGAGTCGGCGAACGTCAACGAAGCACTGTCCCAGCTGACGTCGCTGTACTCACTGACCCTGGCTGCCATCCGGCACGAGGTCCGCAAGGACGTCGACCTGGTGTCTGAGAAGGGACCGGCCGCGCTCATCGCTGTGGCGAGCCAGGTAGACGCCGCAGTACGCAGGGACGCGCCGTCGGCTCAGTACCTGGGTGCCGAGGACACCCGCAAGGGACAGGACGTCTTCGGCAGCTAGCACCGCATCAGCCACTCACGGGGCAGGTCACAGAGCGCCACGACCCGCCCCGTCAGCACGCAACGGGTGAAGCCCTTCGTCCTCGGCTTCCTGGACGATCGGCTAGCAACGGCGAAGCCATTCCTTCGGGATGTCGAGTAGGCATACGACCTGGTGTGTTAGGACCCGTACGTACCGGCCCCGAAGCCGGTATCGGTCCAGTGCGCCATGCTCGATCAGCCGGTCGACGACGTCCAGCGGCACACCCAGGACCTCGGCCGCTTCCTGCCGTGACAGGTACTTCGGTACGTACTCGAACGGTTCGTCTGTCATGGCTCGATGATATAGTTGCATCAACACGACAGGCTGCACGGCAGCCGGTGTCAGCGGCGAGAGGGTGCAGCATGGGCGACATCTACGAGCAGCATGAAGCGATGGCGGACATGGCCGAGGCCACGGCCATGGCGACGTTCGGGATGAGCTACCTGGACGCATACAAGGCTGGCCTGGTCGACGACAACGGGCAGCCGGTTTCGCAGCCGGACCTGTTCGACGAGCCGGACGAGTTTGACTCGGCCGGTACCACCGGCCCCGAGACACCGCACGTGAAGGTGACGGACCCGATGCGGCCCGAGGCGAAGCGCGGCCGGTACACCCTGCCGAACCCGGACAGCGGTAAGTCCAAGTCGTGGCAGCGGGTGACCAACTTCGTCAAGATGACGGAAGACGACTACCACCTGCAGCTGTGGAAGCAGCGCAACGTCATCAAGGGTCTGGCGCTGCTGGTCCAGGACGGGCGGGTCAGCATCGATGACCTGGCGGCCCGTGATGTCAAGCTGGACCGGGACCGGCTGAACAAGATCTCTGAGGCGGCGCAGGATGCGGCCGAGGCGTACAAGATGGCGGACGAGGGTACCGCGCTGCACACGTCGACCGAGCTGGCCGACTACGCGGGCGGGGACCTGAACCGGGTGCCCGAGGTCCACCGGAAGAAGGTGCGGCTGTACCTGGACGCGCTGGCCGCCAACGGCATGACCGTGGTGCCGGACATGATCGAGCGGGTCACCGCCTCGGCGCGGTACGAGTGCGCTGGGAAGTTCGACCGCATCTACCGGCTGGCCGACGGGTCCTACGTGATCGGCGATCTGAAGACCGGTGACAGTCTGGACCTGTCGTTCCCCTCGATCGCGGCGCAGCTGCAGGCGTACGAGGACGGCATCAACAGCCACGGCGTGTTCGATGGCCAGCGCTATGACGACCGGATCAAGGTCCGCACGGACTTCGGCGTCGTCGTGCACCTTCCGTCGACCCGTGACGAGGTTGAGGTGTACTGGGTCGACCTGGACCAGGGACGCGAGATCAACGCGGCGAACCTGACCGTCCGGGCCGCCCGCAAGATCAAGGCCAAGCACGTGGCCCAGGTCTTCCGGGCTGACGTCCACGGCCTTTCCAAGGGCGACGTGGAAGCGCACTGGATCGAGCAGCTGAACGCGGCGCACAGTCACGAGCAGCTGGTGGGTGTGGCTGCCCGTGCCCGGTCCTTCGGCCAGTGGAACGAGCGGCTGGCCGCCCAGGCGCGGCTGCTCTCGGCTGAGCTGAGGCAGGCCGTGGGGGTGATGGGCTCGTGACTGACCTGCACTTCAGTTGACACAGACCTGCAGGTCATGGCATAGTTGAGACATCGAGAGGGAACCCCGACACTCTCTCGTAGGACCGCCGGATCAGCAGATGTTTCCGGTCCGTCAGCAGCATCCGGTGGTTCGAACCGGTGGCAGGGACTCTACCCAGTGAGTGTCCCAACTTCTGTTGTTCAGTCCCTGCCACCGTCTTCATTCACAGCAGCAGAAAGAGGTAGCAGCATGGCGAAGGACGAGTTCGACACCGCTGGCGCGTACGTGGCGGTCAAGGACCTTCTGGGTGAGCTGGTGCTCTTCACCCCCACCGAGTACGTGGAAGAGGTCAACACCGACTTCGGCACCAAGGACGCGGTCCTGAGCGACCTGGTAGTTCTCACCGCCGAGGGCGGGCCGGTCGAGTACACCGACAACATGATCTTCCAGGGTTCGCTGATCGGCGCGCTGAAGCGGAAGATCCCCACCGGCCGCAGCCTGCTCGGCGTCATCGCCAAGGGTGAGGCGAAGAAGGGCCAGAACGCGCCGTACATCCTGTCCGCGCCGACGGACGAGCAGAAGCAGATGGCTCGTGACTTCCTCGCGGGCCGGAAGGTCGAAGCGGCCGTCCCGTCCGCCGAGGATGACGACCCGTTCGCGGTGAAGCAGTAGTTGGACCGGCGCCCGCCTTCGGGCGGGCGCCACCTTCGTTCATAGCTCAACTGGAAGAGCCGCCGTCAGGATCGCTTCCTGGGGGAAGACGCGGGTTCGAGGCCCGCTGAACGAGCTGGAAGACCGCGTTTTCGTCACATCGGCGCCGTCTTCCACGGCCGGGACACCAGGCAGGCGATCGTCCCGGCCTCAAGCGGTGACCTGGTGGGCCCCGAGGTGCAATCCCTCGGTATCCGTGCACGGATGGGCGTACGCCACTAATCTCGATGCCCGGCCGGTTCGATTCCGGTCCGCCGTACTGAACCCGTCCGCGAGACACGGCGCGGACGGGTTCTTCTTCGGCCGCCCTGAGCGGCCAGCCGAATCAGCATCAGCGAAAGGAAGCACCGTGAAGGATCGCAAGCTGGACACGAGCACCGGCGCCGGGGGCGAGGTGACTGTGAAGCGGACCCAGTTCGACGACCATCTGTCCCGCTGCACCGACTGCCAGCCGCTCTTCTGCCACCGGGCCGAGGCACGGTGGCGCGATGTGTGCGTGGCCGCGCTGCGTGCGAGGGGTGAGCACTGATGGCCCGCCGGTACGACACCGGCTGGCGTGACGGGATGCTGAGCGTCCGCCACTTCACCTGGGGCCACCCGTTCCCCGTCGCCGGTATGGAATTCCCCATGGTCGAGTACGACCGTGGTGAGCCGCTTGCGGTGATCAGCTACGTACGTCGCGGCCAGGACCTGCCGCGTGGGTCCCAGGTGTCCTCGGCGTACTCGGCCTTCGGGACGCTGCACCGGAAGACCGGCGAGCAGCTGCCGTTCTTCACGGTCAGCTATGACAGCCGGAACTGGGCGTACAGCGTGTTCCCCCACAACCCCTCGGCCCGAGAGTTCCTGTCCCGTCCGGCGGGCTGGGTACACATGACCGAACTGCAGTTCGTCGACAGCCTGTACCGGCTGCGGGGGCGCTACCGGCCCGAGCTGGCCGCGTACGGTGTCGACCTCGCAACGGACGAGTGGATCGAGTCCGAGCCGTCGCCGGACCGTGCGGTCACCGAGTCGTGGCGGCACCAGCTGATGTCCTCGCGGCGCCGTGGGTTCGAGCCGGTCGTTCAGACCCGGCCGTCGTGGCGTAACCCCTGCGTGGACATCGACCTGGCCGTGATCGACAAGACCGGTGACGTGGCGCTGCTGGTCGACTACAAGTCGCCGGGTGCCAAGGTCAACCCCAAGACGACCAACATGCAGGCGATGTCGTCCCTTCACAGCTATCGCGGAACGCCTGTGGCCGCCATGCTGGTCAGCTACGAACCGACCACGGCCCCGCTGCGGGCGGGCTGGGTCTTCCGGGTGTACTGCCTGAACCAGTCGGCGAGGCTGCACCTCGCGTACACCCTCGGCCCGAGCGACGACTACGAGACGGCGGCTCGTGCGATCGGGGGCGCTGAGTGGGTGGACCTGTCCGAGCAGCAGTGGCGCGACGTCCTGAACGCGGCGAGGGACCTGTGATGCGTCGACGCGCCTACCGACGGATGCTGTCCAGCATTCAGTTCCTGGCGCTCGACCGTGAGAGGTTGCGGCGCGAGAATCAGCTGCTGTGGACTGAGTTGGGCCGGACACGTAAGCAGGTCATCGGTATGGAAGAAGCCAACCGACGGCTGGCGGCTCGGCTGCGAGGCCAGTTCGAGTAGTTCGTCCGAGGGACCCGGGAAAAAGTTCCTGGGTCCCTCTTGCATTCCTCTGTCGCCGTGGTGCATACTGAAGGCACACCGCGAAGCACCACTGAAAGAGGAACCGACATGAACACCACCGCCCGCACCGCCCGCCAGATCGTCAAGGCCCGCCGCGCCGAGGCCAAGGCACACCGTCAAGGGCTGCACACCCTCACCAGCCACGCGCTGCGTGCCGGTGTCGCCGCCGAGGACGCGGCCGGTATCGGCAACGCGATCCGGGCGAAGGCCAAGACCCTGGGTGTCTGCGGCCACACCGCCCTGATGGTCCGCCGGACCGAGGCCGGGACCGTCCCGGTCAAGGGCGCGAAGCGCTACACGAAGTCGGACATCGAGCGGCTGCTCACCGCATACAACCCGCGCGCCGCGAAGTACGTCGCGGCCAAGGCCCAGCTGGCGGCCTACGTCGGCGCCTGATCCACCACCGGCTGGGGCCCTCGGGCCCCAGCCCCACAACCGCGAGAGGGACCACCATGCTGAACGAGGACGACAGCTACCCGGCTGACTGGACGCCCGAGATGATCCGGCAGGACATCGTCGAGTCCGGACTGAACCCTGATCCCACCTGCTGGTCAGACAGCGGTATCAACCCGATCGAGCGGGCCGTCTTGCGTCGTACGGCCGAAAGGTATCCGGACGGGGCATACGCAGCCTTCGTCCGGCTGATGGACGAAGGCGAACACAACCGAGCAACCACTGAAGGGACGAACGGATCATGAGTGCAGAGATCATCAACTTTGGGCTGGCCGAAGACCAGTCCTGGGCGAAGTGGGCGGTGTGCGCCCGCTACGGCGCCGCCGGAATGTACCCCAGCGATCAGGACCGCGAGGGCATCGCGGCGGCGAAGGCCAACTGTGACGTCTGCCCGGTGCGGGCTGAGTGCCTGACCGAGGCGCTGCGGCGCGGTGAGCAGTGGGGTATCTGGGGCGGCCTGACCACGGACGAGCGCAACGGATTCCAGCGGCGCAACACCAGGAAGGCGCGCCAGTCCGGCGAGGTCCGCAAGTCGCCGGTGCAGCTGGCCGACGACATCAACGTCCAGCTTCTGGACGTGGCGTCATGAGCCAGCCGCTGCCTGAGTTCTCGGCCGAGTTGTCCCACTGCGACGCGTGCTCGTGGCCGGACGCCGATGTCCGGTACGTGCCCCAGGCCGTGGGCATCACCCGGCTGGACCGGTTGAATGAGACCGGCGAGAGGTACCCTACGGTAGCCTTCCTGCTGCGCACCTGCACCCGGTGCGACTACGAGTGGGCCGAGGCTCTGGCTGCCCCTGTGACGGCCCCGCAGCCGGTGGCCGGGGTGAGGGTGCAGCGTCTGTGTGACAGCGATTTCTGGGGCGTCCTGTGCGTCAGGAACGCGGACCACACCGGCGCGCACAACTACCCCCAGGACAACTCGCGGTGCCCGTCGGTGGACCTCGGGAATCAGTGTGAGAACGTTGCCGGTCACGACGGTCTGCACGGCGACGGGCACCGCGATTGGCCGGACCAGTGCCCCTCGATCCTGAACAACCTGACCTGCGCACTGCATCTCGGCCATATGGGCGCTCACATGGACGAGGACGGCGACCTGTACTGGGACGACGAAGGTGGCGCGCCGGTAATGCTGCTTCCGGCGGAATCCGGGGACTGACCTGCACGAACGAGGGCCGTCACGTTGACGGCCCTCGTTGCTGTTCCTAGGATGGCACCATGACGAAGGAACACAGCAGCTACCGCCACCCGCGCCACGACGAGATAGCTCGGCTCATCCGCGCGGGCCACAGTGACAGCGCGGTCTACGTCCGGACCGGGGTCAACCGCACCTCGGTGGCCAGGGTCCGCCGGATCATCGGCTACGTGGCGTACGACCCGAGCACCAGCAAGGAAGACAAGCTGGCCCGGTTCACCACGCCGCCGGACCGGGACGGTCACATGTACTGGACCGGCCGGACCAACAGCAGTGGCAGCTTCGTGATCCGTCACCGGGGCAAGCCCATGGTCGCCACCCACGTGGCGTTCGAGCAGCGCACCGGCCGCCGTCCTGAGGGCGTCGTCAAGGCTGAGTGCGGGGACATCCGCTGCGTGAACCCGGACCACCTGGCCGACGGCCGCGAACGGCAGACGATCCGGCAGCAGATGCGGATTCTGTCCGGCCTGCCCCCGCAGCCGTGGGACACCTGCCCGGCGGGGCTGCACAGCTGGGATGAGGGCGGCCGTATCCAGGGCGACCTGACGCCGTTCTGCCAGCGCTGCAACACAGAGCGTTCGGCCGAGCAGCGGAAGGCGCGGCGCGAGGAAGTGACTACCGCGTAGGGGTTGCATCATCACGTCAGCCCTGCGATGCTGGACACATCGGAACAGGAAGAGGTGAACATGAAGGTCAGCCTGGTCAAGCGACCGAAGAACCCGACGTCGAGCGCCATGCCGAACTGCAAAATCTGGCCGCACAACCCGCCGCACTGCGGCTGTCCTGCTGGCTGATCCCACACCCAAGTGGGCCCCGTCACATGCGAGTTGCGACGGGGCCCACCACCAGGAAGGAATAGTACATGAGCGATCTTCAGTGTCCGTTCTGTATCGAGACCCGGCCCTCGCGGGCGCGGCTCGTGACGCACGTGGACTCGGCACACCCGACGCTCACAGGGCCGCAGAGGGCCGAGGGTGTCCTGAGCGCTCGCACCGTCACCGATGTCCCCGTCGACCACCCGGCGCTGGCCGAGACCCCGTCCCCCGGCCGGGTGGACCCTGACTTCGAGGGACTGTCCAAGGTCCCGTGCATCTGCGGCGCCAACCTGGTACCGCTCGACGGTGACCGGTTCTACCCGCAGTGGACGCACCAGTCCCTGGGGAACGAAGGCTGCAAGGAAGCAGTCCCGGCGGCCGGTATGCCGACGCAGCAGGACCGGGCCGAGCTGGCACTCAAGCTGGAAGAGAACAACTACCGGCTGAAGAGCGCGGGCGACGACATGCAGCAGCTGCGTGAGCAGCTGGACGCGATCGACAACCGCATGGCCAAGCTGGACGCGGACCTTACCCGGCCCTCGGTCGTCCGGCGCGCCACGCTGAACCAGGTCTGGGACCGGCTGATCGATCAGGGTCACATGGCCGCCGCATCGGTCGTCATGAAGATGATCAACGGGGTGGTGGACTGATGACCCGGGTCTACGATCACGACCGTCCCGCGCAGAGGCCGCCGCTCGAACTCGCCCAGGTGAGGGCTGAGCGGCTGGCCGATCCGCTGGACCGTGAGAAGTTCCTGCTGGCCTTCCAGCGGGCCCGGGTCGCAGAGGCCCGGGGCGACACGCGGCTGTACCACTGGTACCGCCGGGCACTGGACGAGGACGACTCGGTCACCGTGGCCGGTCTGATCGAGGGGGCCGCGTCGGCCCCGGGACGAAAGGGACGGATTCTCTGATGCTGCACTTCAACCGCGAGGACGGACAGATGCTGGCCCACATCGGCGAGGTCATGGGCGACCGGGTCGCCGAGGGTGAGTACACCGACGAAGACCGCGAGGTCGTCAACCGGATCGACGGGATCGGCCGGAAGATGGAAGGTGGCGGGACCGGCGCGCTGGTCATCACTGGCGAGGACATCAGCCACATGGACGCGGCGCTGGTGTTCGCAGCCGTGGTCCAGGCCGAGCTGAACCACTGGATTCCCAACGCCAGTCAGCGGCTGATCCACCGCGCCGGACACGCGCTGGGGGTACGCCACCCGGTGATGCTGTCGGACAACAAGGACTGCGGCTCTGAGCCTGGCTGGCACGCGCTGATCGCCGACTGGGTGGCCGGGATCTACGTCCGCCGGTGTGTCACCTGCTGCCGCCTCTACGCGGACGGGACGCCCGAGTGAGCGGGTACTGAGACGGACAGCAGTCCAGGACCCCCGAGGGAACGATTCCTCGGGGGTCCTGGGCGTCTGTACGCCTACTGTCCGGCCAGCCAGGCGCCGACGGCGACAACGGCGCTCACCGCGCCGCTGATGGCCGCGACAGCCGGTATGGGCATCCGCCTCGCTTCGAGCGCGGCGACGCGGCGGTCCAGGTCCTGCACGTCCTGGGCCGTGGTGTTCTGGGCCTGAGCGATGGTGTCCAGCTGGCCCTTAATGGTTGCGAATCCGGTGCTCATCTCACCTCGCAGCTTGGCCAATTCTGCTGCAACGTTCAGCTCGTTGCTGTACGGAATTGTCACGGTTCATCCTTACGGTCCGTTATACCTTAGGCCAATATCTAACGGAAGGTGACGCCCCGTCATGAAACGGAACGCCACCTTCCGGGGTTTGCAGCTGCGCCTCAGCGACCGTCGGACGAGTCCCGGGTGTCGACCAGAAGCGGGCTGTTGTAGTTGCCCACGAGACGGGACAGCACGCCGTACACCACCACGAGGACCGGCGGCAGGGCGGCGATCGCGGCGGCCTTCCAGGCGCCCAGCGAAGTGAGGTCGAACCCGTCGGCCGAGATCAGGCCGAAGAACCCGGCGAGGTAGGTCAGCAGCGCCAGTTCCACCAGAGCCTTGACGAACTTCATTGCGGTCATCCCTTCACGGTGAAGAGTCCCGAGCGACTGCCCAGGACCGTCAGAGAGTACTTACCCGGCGCGCCGGTGGCGTCCGTCCCCCTCAGCCCGATGCTGCGCCGGAAGGCGTTGAACGCGGACTCGGTTACCGTGCCGTAGCTGCCGTCCTTCGCGTACTTCGGCGGCAGGAAGTTGAGCTTGTCGAGCGCGGCTTCCACCAGCTTCACGTCCGCCGGGTGGCTGGTCGCACCCTGGCGGGCGGGCCGGTCCCGGCGGTACGCGTCGATCACGGCCGAGACGGACACGACCGGCTTGGCGGCCGGGGGCTTGGGCTTGCTCGGGGCGGGCGGCTTGGGCGCCGGGGTCGCGGGGCCGTCCGCGTCACCGTCGACCCAGTTACTCATCGGCGTGGCGTTCGGCTTGCCCGCGAGGATCGTCGCGATGCGGGCCCGCATCTTGGTCCAGTCGATGCCGCGAGGGTCCGGCTTCCAGTCGGACCAGTCCAAATGCCGCAGCACGCTGTTCACAGTCCACCCGTACTTGCGGCAGACGGCCGCACAGGCGCGCGCGATCGCTTCGAGCTGGATCGGCGGCCAGGGGTCCTTGCCGTCACCCAGGTTGACGCACTCGTATCCGACGAAGTTGTCGTTGCCGTCGGTCGACCCCGGCTCGCCGTTGTGCTTGTCCGGCTTCGGAAGCGGATACGTTTCCGCGATCACTGCGGCGTGGACGTCAGGGTCCCCGCCACCCGCGTGGTTGGCACGACCCCAGCCGATCGCGTCGATCACACCGTCCTTGTGGATCAGGCCGTGACACAGCGGACCCGGCAGGTCCGCCAGACCGTTGATCATGATCGAGGTGGAACCCGACTCATGGCCCGCCGTGTGGTGGACCATCACGCCATGCAGCGGACCCCAGGGCCCCACGTGGTTCCTGTTGCGGGTCCGCCACCCTTCCGTCTCACGGACGGTCAGACCCTCGGCCTTGAGTGCGGCCAGGAACTGCGCCGCTGTCATCGGTTCTGCCATGGTGTTCCCTTCCGGCGGTTGTATGACTGGCACGAGTCTAGGTCAGTTGAACGGTGGACCAGGACCTAGCCAAACACCTCGACGATCACGATCCCGGGTGCGCCCGCCGCGCCGAGCTGACCGGCCGCAGCGCCGTCCGACACCGAGCCGGACCCGCCACCGCCGTACAGCTGGCCGACGGCGCCCACGGCCGCCGTCACGGTCATCCGCCCCGGCTTGCCGAGCCCGCCCGGCGCGAGGCCACCGACACCGCCGAAGCGGGCACCCACCGCGAAGAGGAAGCCCGAGTCCCCCTGGGAACCCTGGACACGGATGTCGCCCGTACCGAGAGCGCCGGGCGTACCACCGCCCGAGACGATCGGGACGGCGCCGGGCGCCGGGGTGGCCGCAGACCCGCCGCCACCCAGGGCCACGACCAGGGAACCGAAGGACGAGTCACCGCCCGCGCCGCCCGCCGTCGCCGTACCGGCCGGGGAACCGGCCGCCCCGCCCGCACCGACGGTGACGGTCTGGACGCCGATGACGGTGGCCGCGTCCAGCCACGATTCCGAGTAGCCGCCGCTGGCCCCGCCACCTCGTGCGACACCCTGACCCGCGATCGTCGCGCCGGTGCTGGCCGAGCCGCCACCGCCCGCGACGACCCGCACGTGCAGTGTCTTGGCGTCAGGAAAGGTCGCCGGGTCCCACGTTCCGTTCGAGGTGTACACCTCGGTCGAGATGAGAGCGAGGGGTGCACTGATCACGTAGGGGTCGCCGATCTGGCCAGACCCTTCCACCGTGATGTTGGCACTGCCCTCGATCAGGCAGGTGCAGTTGGTTCCGGTGTCCGGGGTGGTGCAAGAGCAGCGTGCCATCGGTCCAGTCCTTCTCTCGATTGGTGGCTTAGAAGTAAACGTCCACGATCACGATCCCACCGGCACCGGCGCCGCCGGTCGTGGACGCGTTGTTCGCGAGGGACCCGCCACCGCCACCGCCGTAGGACTGCCCCGGCTGACCGTTACCGCTGGACGACCGGCCCGGTCCGCCGTAGCCCAACATGCTGTCGCCGCCCTTGCCGGACGTACCGGCCGCCGCGCTCAGCCGAATCGCGGGCTGGCTCGGGCCGCCCCGGACCACCAGGCCGTCCGTCGCCGTGGCGTTACCGCCGAGCTGGGCCGGAACGGTCGACGGGGTGGCCGCCGAGGTCATCAGGTTCAGGCTGCCGAGGCCGCCGTTGCCGACAGCCCACGCACCGAACGAGGACGGTCCGCCGGTGGCGCCGTCGTTGGCGCCGACACCGCCCGCACCCCCGGCGCCGACGGTGACCGACTCGATCGCGGCCAGCTGTCCCCACGTCATCCACGCCTCGGCGTAGCCGCCACCGCCACCGCCAGCCTGGGATGCCGACTCACCGGCGACCGCGACCGACCCACCGGCGCCACCGCCGCCACCGACCACCCGCACGTGGAAGCGCGCGTAGTCCGGGAAGTCCGCCTTGAAGAAGTCGGTCACGGTGCCCGGCCCCTCGAACCGGATGGACGTGACGAAGCCGAGGTTGTCGGCGTTCAGGGTGAGACGGCCGTCCGGCAGAACGCTGAAGAACGTCTCGTCGACACACACGCGGGCCATGGTTTTCCCTTCAGTACGGTTGCTGCTTTCAGTCTAGGGCTTCGGTCTCGGGCACAGCCGCGACGGGTGCGACGGCGCCGAACGCCACCGCGACGATGGTCGTCGCGGGCGCCGGTTCGCCCGTCACGGTCCAGGCGTAGGCCGTCGCAGTGGTCGCGTCGACCTGTCGCACCGTGACGAGTACAGGTGCCGCGCCTGTCGCGGTCGCGACGATCGAGGCTGCGCCTTCCATCGCGGGGAACGTCCACGTCGCACTGCCCGTCGCATCCGTGACCAGGGTCGCAACAGCTGTCGCGCCGGTGCCCGGGACCGGCGGACCCGGCTCGCCGGGCGGACCGGGTTCACCCTGAGGACCCGCAACGGGGGCGGAACGGGTGGGACGCCGCGCGAGACGGGCCGTCTGCCGCAGCACCCCGGCCAGCGGATCGCCGGGGATGCGTCGCGCGGCCGTGTTGCGTACTGCCATCAGTTCACCACCAGCTGGTCACCGGTCCCGGTCACCTGCAACAGGATGCGTTCCTGGCCGGGCGTGTTGGGACTGCCGCCGTTCTCGGTGATCTGCAGTCCAGTCAGCTTCAGCCGCTGGCTGATCCGTCGGCAGGTCGCGTAGCTCGTGATGTCCAGGCACCAGCCGGGCACCAGGTTCTGGACGTCCACGGCGGCCGTGGGGCGCAGCGTGATGTTGCGGGTGTCGATGAACACCGGCGCGACGGCAGAGGCCGCCAGGCGCGCCTGTGCGGCCGCCTCGGCGGCAGCCTGGGTCGTGATGCTGGACTGCTCTTCGTAGTACTCAAGCAACCCGTAGTAGTCGTTGGCCCCGCCCGCCGTACCCAGCGCCTCGGACTCTTCCGACCCGGCGACGATCTGCCGGGTCACCAGGCTGCCGCCGTCCTCGGCCACCGTCAGCCCCTCGGGCAGGTCGTCGTCGGACAGCAAACCCACGACCTCGCAGAAGTCGTCCGGCAGGATCAGGATGTTGTTGCCCACCGTGGTGAAGTCGATGCCGGTGTCGGCCAGGTCCCGCAGATGATCAGCGGTCTGTCCCACGTTCCGCTCGTACTCGCGGCCGCCGAGGACCCCCGACAGACCGATGATCGTGGTCTCGTGTCCCGGGTCGTCCGGCGCCAGCCCGTCATCCACCAGGTCCTTGGCGATCGTGGCCAGGTCGGTCCCGTCATAGGTGAAGTCCTGGTGGGGGACCCGCCGTTCGAGCAGCCCGATCAGGTCGACGGCGCGAACCTGCACCTCGTCACGGGACCACTCGATGTTGACGATCAGGCCTGACCACATGAACTCGCGGCCCCGGTAGATGTTGAGCAGGTACCGCCATGAGCGGATGTTGCCGAGCTGGGCGCAGCACTTCGGGTCGGTGACGCCGACCACTGCCAGCGCCGTGCTCGCGTCGTTCAGCACCCGGTTGTAGCTGACTTCGAGCAGCGTTCCCGAGCTGGCCACCAGCGTGCCGTTGCGGTCCGTGATGGTGTACGAGTGGGTCGCGCATCCGACCTCGGCCACTACAGACCCCTTCCGCTCAGGTGCAGTTCGAGGGTGGCGCCGGACGACACCGGCAGGGCCGAGTCGACGGACACGCAAATGCAGTACAACGCGCAGTTCATGCCGGTGATGATGACCGGTCCGCCGTCGCTGTCGCCGTAGACGTTGGTCGCAGGCTGGCACCCGTCACCGCAGTCGATGAGCGCCCGGCCGGTCTGCCCGTCGATGGTCACGGTGCTGAGCGGCGGCATGTAAGTGATGTTGAACTCGTTGACCGGCTGACAGGCGAAGTCGTCCTGCGACGCGTCGCAGGTGGTCAGCTCGTCCGGCTTCTCATAGATCGCGATCCGGACGTTCCGCAGTTCCTGGTTCGATGAGAAGACCGTGATGATCGGTACGTCCTCGGACCACCGGGGCCGGTCGGTCAGGTCCAGCTCGTAGCACGCCGTCTCAGGCACGAGCGCAATGCAGAACGCGGACGAGGGCAGCGTGGGCTGGGGCGGCGTGACCACGGGAAGCAGCGGGTCGGCCGCACAGTCCTCAGTCGCGTTGCAGTCAAAGAAGAGACAGGGCTCACCCTCGCAGAAGCCGAGGGTGTCGCCGTCCGAGACGCACCAGTCCACGCAGTCGCCCTCACCGGCGACCGGCAGGAAGACGTTCAGGAACGGCGCCGGGTCCGACCAGGCCCAGGGGTTGGCCGCGACGATGATGAACTCGACATCGATCAGCTCGGCCCCGGCCGCGCAGTTCGACTCGGCGCAGGTGCCGGACACCCGGCGCCGGGTCACGGTCGGCCCTTCCACCAGCGACGTGCGGCGGAAGGTGCGCCGGTGCGCCGCGTTGAACTGCTCGGGTGTCAGCCCCTCGTCCGGGCAGCAGTTGTACATCTGCAGGCAGTCGCCGTCGCAGTTCGGGCCGACGCACCCGCTCAGCACCTCGGACATGTAGTTCAGCCCGTACTCGGCGCCGCAGCAGGTGGTACCGATCAGGACCCCGGACACCGTCATGGTGCGCGGCCGTTCACGTGTCGGCCCGAACACACCGCCACCACCGACGGCCGCCGAGACGGACCGCACGCGCGGGTTGTCGTCGATGCCGTCGATGCTCAGCGGCAGGAACCCGAGGAACCCGGCCGACTGCGGGACGTTCTCATCGAACCAGGGTGCGGGGTTGGCCGGGTCGTCGGGCGTGGTGTACGGGTCGTGGCCGAGGATCGTCGCGGTCAGTGAGGGACAGGTGCAGATCGAGGGGCCCGTGTCGAACGGGGACCCCACGTTGGTCAGGTAGGTCTGCAGCCGGGTGGTGTTCCACAGTTCGACGTCGTTGGCCGCCGCGTAGTCGGTCAGCATCGGCCACCGCCCACAGGCCCGAGGTGGTGTTCCGTGGCACAGACGCCACAGACGGCCGTCTGACGGCCGCTGGTGAGCTGGGCGAGGGCGAGGCCAGGCACCCGCCTGGGAAGCCCTGAGACGGTCACGCAGCAGCCAGTGTCGCCCTGCTGGACCGCTGCGTCCTGCAGTGTGTTCACGGCGGCCTGTGTCCCTCGGACGGCTCGGCGCCGCAGCCATGTCAACAGACGCACGGGGGTCCCTTCTTCGGTGGTGCCACCAGCTTACCGGCGCCGGGTCTTCCCGCGTTTCCCGCGAAATGCGGGAAGCGTTTATGCAGGTCAGGGACGGTGTCCCGCGAAATGACCCCCGAAACAAACTCGGCAACCATACGCACTACTACATGACCCACGTTACCCACCCGCGCGGGCGCGCCCGTGCGAGAGTTCTCGGGTACAGGAAGTGTGTATAGGTTGGCGAGTTTGTTTCGGGGGGTCTTTCGCGGGTGACCCCTTCTGACCTGCGACGATGCTTCCCGCGTTTCGCGGGAAACGCGGGAACGATCTTCGTTCTCGGGGTGTCTGTTGACGTGGTGCATTGGTTCCTGTACCTTAGTGGCATGACGAACAACGAGAACAACCTCACCAGCATCTACGCACTCAACATGGGCGACCGCTTCCGCTTCCCCGGCGACCCGCACGTGACCTACGGCCCTGTGTCTTCCGTAGAGTCCAGCGTTGGGCTGCACTGGACTGACGTCCGGTTCGGAAAGAACGACCCGGTCGTCCACCGCGCCTCGTTCACCCGAGTCGAGATCACCCAAGCCGGGCCCCGCTGCGAGTGCGGGAAGGCGTATGACCTCTGCGACATGGACTGTCAGTGGCCGGACGAGGTTGAGGCCATCTGGCGCAACAGCTTCTGATCGGACGCGAAGGGCCCCGACTGCTGCCGGGGCCCTTCGCGTTACCCCGCGTCCCGCAGCGCGCGGGTGAGGAACGGGTCCCCGCGATAGCCGGGGTGGTTGACCACCCGCGCGTAGACCACTCGGCCGTTGACCTCGAACCGAAGGAAGCCGTTCGACCGCCTCGGCCGGATGAAGTGGCGCGGCGTCCCGTTGTGTACGAAGAGCGTGTGCGGGTTGGTCGAGATGACCTCGATGGATTTGTCCACGTACGGACCGACCACGATCCCCTCAGGGATGCTGCCGTGACCGGCCGCGTAGACCCGGGCCAGCTCGGCGACCCGCTCAGCGCGGCGCCGCAGCAGCCGCTCACCGGGGCCGCCGACGGCGGACAGCAGCCGCTGGAACCGGGTGCGGTTGATTGTGACCCGTGCGGGCATAGCTCTTTCCTTCCTGGTGTTGCATTGCAGAGATGCCTGGTGTACTGTCTTCCTTGTAAGCAACCGCAGCGAAGGAAGAAGGACACCATGACCGGCACCCAGCTCGAACTGTTCCCGCTCACCGCGCTGCGCACCGCCCCCGACTACATCGGCAAGGACGAGTTCACCGGCGGCCACACCGTGAAGTTCAACCCCCGCAAGTACCAGGTGGCGCGCTACTCGGCCGCTGAACTGGCCCTGCTGAGCGACCACGGCGTTTTCTTCGAGTCGTTCGGTTCGGTTCGAGGGGTCGAGCACTTCGGCCGGACCCGGTACATCGCGGACGGACAGGGCAACCTTCACTGCTACGACTCGGACGGTGCCAAGAAGATCGTGCACCCCGCTAGCCGCGCGCTGCGGGTGCTGACCGGCAAGTAACTAGGACGGGCCCCTGTGAAGCCACAGGGGCCCGCCTACGGGGTTGCGGGGATGGGCGGGATGACATCGTCCAGGGCGACCACCACCCGCGTCTGGAAGCCCACACAGCCGCCCGACGGGCCGATGGTAGTCGTCTGCCCCATGACGTACCGGCGGCCGTTGCGGCGCGTGTCGTCCGTTCCGGCGTAGCAGCACAGGATGCCCTGCTGTACGGCCAGCATGTCCGCGTGGTACTGAAGCGCCGAGGCGTCCAGCTCGGCCATGGTGGGTGGGCAGCCGTCGTCCGTCGGCCCCGGCACGCAGCGGAACAGGGTTACCAGCAGTTCGACCGCAGTCACCTGTGGCATGGCGCAGTTCTTCAGGCTGCGCACCCCGTTGCCCGGCGTCTGGGACGACGTCAGGGACCCGGCTTCCCGAGGGAACTGGACGGGGTCCGAGGCGTAGATACGGACCACGTTGACGGTCAACTGACCCGGGTACTCACCCGGTTGGACGTTGCATCCACCGTCGCAGCCGTCGGCTGCTACCGCGCCGGGCACCACGCCAACGCGGCAGGGGCACCCGGCCAGCCCGGGGATCTCGGCAGGCAGTGCGGCCAGCGCGGTGCAGCAACAATCCAGCAGGTTCTGTGCGGCCTGATGGATGGCCAGCATGGACAGTGCCATCAGGAAACCCCCGGTCCGTACCAGAGGCGAGGCGGCCTCGGACTGTCCGGCGATACGACACGCATCTGCCGGGGCAGTCCGCCCGGGTTCACCGCGTAGATGAACGCGTCGACGATCTCGATCCCGGTGCGCCCGTCCGCGATCACCTGCTGCTTGTCGACGAACTCAAGGTCCACACCCTGCCGGGACAGCCGGGCCAGGTTTTGGTTGTTGGTCGCCACCCCGCAGCCGCAGCCGGTGCAGCCCCGGATGTAGTGCGCGGCCAGCGCCGTCACGGCGGCCTGGCCGAGGGCGGGAACCGGGATGCCGGTGCGGTAGGTCACGGTGAAGGTGTCCGGCTGTCCCGGCGGAAGGGACATGTCCTGGCACCCCGGCCAGCAGACGCCGCCCGCCGCGTCCTCGGGTGTCGCCGAGGACCGCACCAGGTAGCGTCCGTCCAGGATGCTGTACGTCAGCGGATCGACGGTCTCGCCGTCGATGTCCACGGCGGTGATGTCATAGATGGGCCCCGGCAGGTAGACCTCGCACAGTTCGGGCCCGCAGTGGCAGTTGCTCGCGCAGCCGCACAGGCTCGCGTTGTACATGCGGCCTGCGTACATGTACGGGATGAACTGACCGGTTCGCTGGTAGCCGAGACCCTGGTAGAGGAACGAGCCGTACGCGTCGGCGCACTTGCGGCGGCAGGGCCGGACCGTGACCGGGCACGAGGGGCCGAACCGGTTGCCGGTCAGCGCGAAGAGCAGTTCGGCCGCGACCTTCCGCCAGCGCTCGATGACCTCGGGCGGCGTGTCGTCCGGGATGTCCAGGCAGTCTTCATCGAGCGTCCAGCCGTCAAGGCTGCACAGTCCCGAGTTGAGCGGCATCGGTCCCTTCCCTTCCAGGTGGTCCACGTGGAACGGGGGTGCAACGGCTGGCGTTGCACCCCCGTCCGTCAGGCTACGGCAGGGCCGGAACCGTCGAGTAGTCACACAGCGGGTCCGGCACCGGCGGTGCCACCGTGGTGATGAACATCCGGCGGTGACACGTCGCGCCCAGCGGGGTGAGCATGGGTCCGGCCACCGGCGGCTCGGCGCCGTTCAGGATGACGTTGTACGGACCGACGTCCCACTGGCCGCCCGCGCGGGTCGAACCCACCAGCTGGAAGGTGACCTGCTCGGAACCGATCTCAAGGTCCGAGAGGTAGGCGTTGGTCACCCAGGGAAGCAGGGTGTACAGGTACCGGGGCAGGCCCGTGTCGGTGCAGTTCTGGCCCACCAGCTCAGTCCAGAACTCAAGCGCGAAGCCGGGGCCGCAGTTGATGCCGCAGCTGTCGAACCCGATCGGCACGCCCTCGGCGTCCAGGACCACCGGCTGTCCGGTCAGCACGTCCGTCAGCTCGGGGGACACCTGGAAGAAGTTGAATTCCAGGTCGTATCCGAGCAGCGAAGGGCACCCGCGCTTGACGCCGCACAGGCTGCCGTTGGCGGCCCGGTAGATCACGTCGTCCTGCTCGTCGATGTTCGGGTTCATTGCAACACTGGCGACGCATTCGCTCACGAAGGCGTTTTCGCCCGCGAGGGGCAGGCCACAGTTATCGACCTTAGTCACCCGGACTACGTCCAGGTTGGCGATCAGGTCACAACTCACAGCTGGGTCCTTTCGATCTGACGGACCCGGCCTAACGCCAGCGGCTACGCGACCAGGATACCGTCCCGTCCGGCGGTGCCACGCTTTCGCGGTACCGTGACCAGTGGCAACCGGGACCAGGACGAGAGGCACACCCATGCGCAGGATGACCGCCGCAACGACCGTTGCGGCCACGGCCCTCGCGGTCCTCGGCACCGTCGCAGCCGCACCGGCCAACGCACCTGGAAGCACCGTCTACGCCAGCCGTTGCGGCGTCGACCAGCGGGGCCGTGTCGCGGCGACGGTGGTGTTCCGCAACCGGTCCGAGGGGACCCTGTCCTACTTCATGGTCAAGGTCTCGTTCCTCGATCAGCGCGGCCGCCAGTTCGCACAGGCGTGGGCGAGCGCCGTCGACGTCCCGCCGGGCAGGGTGGCCAGGGACCGGGTGACCGGCTACGTGAAGCCGACCGGCCGGTTCAGCTGCCGTGTGACCAACATGTAGCCGGGCAACAGAAAAGGGCCCGGTCTAGACCACCGAACCCTTCCCCGCGCACCCACCTGAGGTACCTCTACTGTACCGCCGTCCTGGCGGACCCGAGGACGGTCCGGTCAGCTGAAGTACCAGCCGTTGATGGTGGCGCTGCTCGCGCCGACCCCACCGGCCGTGAAGTCCAGCGTGACACTGTTCTCAGGGGGCGCTTTCACGATGACCTCGAAGTCCTCGGCCGCAGCGGCTGCGGCGGCCAGCAGCCCCGACACCGTGAGGCGTGCGAGGACCGTACCGGCGGCAGGTGCCGCGTTGGTCCCGTTGACGGTGACCGTCGGCGTAGCCGTACCGAGGACGGCGACGGCCGCCGTCATGCCGATGTTGGCGGTCAGGGTCATCCCTGCCGGGACGGTGGCCAGCAGTCCGGTGGTGGTCCGAGAGTTGCCGATGATCTGTGCCTGTGACGGGCTACCAGGGAACATTAGAACTCATTCCATGCGATGCTGACATTCCAGCGCTGATCGACGTCGCCCGTCTCGGTGCGGATGACGGTCCCCTCACCAGGAAGCAGGGTGATGGCACCGGCAGCCACAGCCGCCGGGATCTGGTGGACGAACGGTGACGCCTGTTTGGCAACGCCGAGGACCGGTGGCGAGTTGAACCAGGACGCGCCGAGGGTGGCCGCCGGGTTGTTGATGTAGATCTGCCCGGCCGGGGTGGGCATGGTGCTGCGCACCCGGCCGATGGCAGACGCGGCTTCGAGCGTTCCGCCGCTGACACCGGTGGCCAGCCACCCCCGCATCGGGTCCACGGTGGCCGCGATGTCCCCGACGATGGACGAGCTGATGAACACACCCGCCACCACCAGGGTGCGTCCGCTGCCCAGCGGGTTGAACAGCGCGAGGAAGTTGTTCGCCGTCGCGACACCAGGCGTCTGCGCTCGACTGTAGACGTAGCCGCCCCGGAAGAGCGGGTTGGTCACCGGGAACGAGCCGGTCAGACCATTGATCTCTGCGGTCACAGTTCCCCCTAACCGAACATCAGGGTCGCGGTGACGGTGCCGCCACCCGCGACGTTCTCGGTGACGACACCCCGGAACCAGCGGAACGCCCCGCCGGACTGGGCCACATACTGGTTCGTTCCCGTGGCCAGCTGACCGCTGGCCGCGATGCGTACCCAGTTCACGCCGTCCTGGCTTCCCTGCAGCGCGACCACACCGCCGGTCACGGTGCCGTTGACCTGGACGAACATGGTCACGTTCGAGCGGGCCACGGTGAAGTCCACCGTGGACCCGTTTCCGGTCGTCGCCGTGGTCAGCGTGCTGGACGCGGCGGCCGACCCGCCGAGGCTGAGCGTCGCCGATGTCAGGACGTTGACGTCCAGGGGCTCGGTGAGCTGGTTCACCACCGTCACGTTGACCGGGTCGGGCCCGATCAGGTTGACGTCCAGAGGCTCGGTCAGCTGGTTCGTCACGACGACGTTGACCGGGTCGGGCCCGATCAGGTTGACGTCCAACGGGTCGGCCAGCTGGTTCGCCACCATGACGTTCAGCGGGTCCGGCCCAACGATGTTGACGTCGGATACTGCTTCCCCATCACCGCAGCAAGGCTGCGGGTCAAAGGACGGTGTGGTCATCCCCCGTCGGTTCCTTCCGTGGATGCCTCGGCCGCGATCGGCTGGATAACGGCTTCGGTCTGGTCTGCCGAGATGGTCAGCTCGGCCTGCTTGCGCGGACGACCCCCGCCCGCGCGCTTCGTGGCCGCGCGCTTGCGCGGCTTCCGCTCGGCCGTCAGCTGCTGGCGCGGCGTGGGTGCCGAGGTGTCCTCGGCTGCCGCTTCCCGCACGGCTCGGACACCCTGGTCCGGGTCTTCCCCAGGAAGCCGGTCCACAAGCCCCAGGTGCTCGACTGCGGGTTCGGGAAGTACCGGCTGGGGCGACGCCACGTCGTACCGGTATCCGTCCACGTAGGCACCCGCCAGCAGCTCTACCGGGACCGTCGGGTACAGGTCGACCGGCACATCGAACCCGGTCGATGACGAGGTCTGCAGCGGCGGCGTCTGGCTGATCGCCCACACGGCGAACGGACCACGCTGCTCGTGCGCGGGTTCGACGGTGATGAACTCGGTCATGGTCGTTCCTCTCGCGTCGAACGGATCAGCAGCACGCAGCAAGCGTGACGCGGACGGCGGCCGCCATGCAACAGGCGACCTCGGTGACGAACGTGGATTCGGCCAGGACACGCTGATCGTTGACCACGGTGTCGACAGTCATCCACCGCTGAGACTGCGCGATGTACCGCTCATCCCGGCGGATGCGCATCGGCGGCGTGATGTACAGCCATGCCTCGCCAGCGGGCGCGGGCTCGGGCGGCGTCGGCAGGGTGGTGGGGCCGAGGTTGGCCGCGTACCCGGCGCCGAGGATCAGGCTGTTGCCAGCCAGCGTAGTGGGGCAGGTCTCGTCCGTGGGGAACGCGGTCTGCCGGTGCATGGCCAGCAGGGACGCGGTACCGATCGGGGCGTGGATCAGACCCTGGCCGCCGTACTCGGTGCCCAGCCAGCTTTCCAGCAGCCCGATGCCGTTGACGATGTGGACCGCCCCGGCCGGGGGCGTGAGGTCTACGGTGTGCGTGTCGTCGACCAGCCAGCGACGCATGAACCAGTCCTCGACGGCGGCCTGTTCGCCGCGCGCCAGCTGGTCCAGTGCGGCGGCCCGCAGTTCCTCGAACGAGAGACCGATGACCGAGCACTCAGCACCCGCGTACGCGGTCATGGGCTCGAACGTGCACGTCTCAAGGCGATCGAAGATCTTCGCCTCGGGGTTGGTCCAGCCGTTGCCCTCTTCCGGGCAGTCCTGCCACGGATGCGCCGTGGCGCAGCTGGTGGCCATGACGTCGGTGCCGTTCAGGTGGTGCACGTCGGTGGCGGTGACCACCGGCACGCAGCCGCCCAGCAGTCCATGCGGTGCGGGCTCACCGACGATTGCCGGGACCAAGGACCGAAGTCCGGATGCGGGCATGGTGGCCCCTTTCGGTAGTCGATTGACCCCATGGTATCCGTCCGCGCGGCGGGGTTGCGCTGCAACCTCAGCCCATGTAATGTCTTCCTTGTAAGCAACACAGTGACGGAAAAGGATGAGACCATGGCGACTGAGACGAAGATCGAGCGACTGACCCGCGCGGCCAACGGTGGCGGCATCGCTGCGAACCAGATTCTGGGCTGTGTCTTCGCCGCCCCGGTCCTGGTTCGTAAGGCGGTACTGGTTCAGCGTCGACTGGACAAGGCGGCCGCCGGTCGCGTGGCCAGCAACACGGACGCCGAGTACGCGCAGATCATCAGCCACCAGATCGGCCAGCTGGCCGACACCATGCAGTACAACAACCCGGACGCCGCGCACTTCGCGCAGCAGAACGTGGTGCGCGCGTTCCACACCGGTGGCCTTGTTGCGGTCAAGGCCGAAATTCTGAAGCTGGCCGATCGTGCCGCTCGGCAAGCCGAGCTGGCGCAGGGCTGACTGGCAACACCCACCACGGCCCCGGCAACTTGCCGGGGCCGTCCCCGTAGAGAGGAAGCACCCATGAGCTGGGTCACCGAAAACCGCAAGCACCGTGACGAGTCGGACCCGTGCCCGATCGTGGCGGACCTGGACAACTACCACTTCGAGTTGCGCTGTGAGGATTGCGACGTGAGCCGCATGTCCCGACTGTCGCTGGTGCAGGTGGAAGACCTGCACCACCAGGGGCGTCTCACTCAGGACGACTTCGAAGCGTACGGCTACGTGCACGCACTTCTATCGCCCTACTCAGGTGCACCGACCGTGCCGACCATCCCGGCCGTCCGTCGTATCGCGCGGAAACTGCTGGCCGCGCGATCCTTCGATGTCCCGTCCGAGCTGGCCGACTGAAGAAGTTTCCGCCCCAGGGTTGCACTGCAACCTCGACTCATGTAATGTCTTCCTTGTCAGCAACACAACAACAGAAGAGAGTGATCACGATGAAGGACGCTTACGGCAACACCATCCACGCCGTTGTGAACGGCTGGAAGATCGTCAGTGGTGAGTTCTGCTTCGTCCTCACGAAGGCTGGCCGTACCGAGGTCTGCCGAGGGACGCTGGACGCGGCCAAGCAGCTGGCCGAGCAAACTGCATGAGTCAACAGGAAGGGCCCCCGGTCGCAGTGACCGGGGGCCCTTCCTGTTGCGCCGGACCTTAGACCAGCGGCTTACGGCTCGACCGGGCAGAGGTCGACGGTGTTGCGCGCACCAACCTCGCCGTTCGGGCAGACCTCAACGGTGACGTTGCGCGCCAGGCCCATACGGTCGATGAGCGCGACCGCTTCCTCAGAGAACAGCTTCTCGTCGTTGGTCGTGATCGTCACCGAGTCGATGATGACGCCCAGGTTGACCTCGGGGCCACGGCCGATCTGGAAGTTGCCGGACGGGTAGATCAGGAACGACACCGTGGCGGGCCACGTGGTCGCCGGGGTCGGCCCGCCGATGTCGGTCGGGACGGCCGGGGGAAGACCGCGCGCCCACTGCGGCCGGACACCGAGGTTGGCGAACGCGTTCACCAGGTCCTGGGTGCTGACCTCGGACATGTCCTTGCCTTCCTGGCGGGCCAGGTCGGCGAGCATGAGGTTACGGGACCACCAGGGGAACACGACCTCGATCTGCGTGGACTCACAGAGGTTGTGACGCTCGATCATGTCAGCGGCCTGCAGCGCGACCGCCTCGTAGATCGCCGAGAACGCGGCGAACGAGGGGCGGACCGTAACGTCGACCGTGGCGGCCGAGTCCAGCGCGGCCTGGTACATGGCCTGCTTGATCCGAATCTCGTGAGCGATCATCGAGTTCCGGACGTACCAGTCGACCATCTCGGGGAAGAAGCGCTGGGTGAGGATACCCACCGAGAGGCAGACGCCGACGGCGATCGCGCGGACGTCGATCGGGGCCGGGCAGGGGATGACGTAACACGGCTTGTCGGGGCCGCCCGGCTGCGTCGCCGCCGCGATGTCCTGCGCTTCGGTCCACGTCCACGTGAGGGCCGCCACGTCCAGGGTCGGCGTGCGGAAAAACCGCAGACCGCCACGGTTGAGCTGCACCTCGGGCACGTCCCAGAGCATGTCCGGGCACGCGATGTCGGTGATGTCATAGATGGTCTCGGACGGGGCACACCAGCCGCCAGCCGCCACCAGGTCGCCGCCCTGCAGACGGTTCTGGTCGGCCGCCCGCTGCAGCGCCATGGAACCCTCGGTCGCCGAGGACGAGTCCTTGACGACCAGGTCGTCACCGAACGGCAGGCGGTAGGACGCCACCATGCCGGTGCCGCCACCGGACGTCTTCAGACCCGTCGCGCGCCGCATGGCACCCTCGGTGATCTGAGCCAGGTCGATTTCCTGGCCGGGACGGTAGCCGGGGACGTCGACCGAGGCGACGATCTCAAGGCCAACCGGCTGCTCGGGCGCGAGGTACTTCGCCATGCCGGTGCCGCCACCGGCCTGCCGGGCACGGACGGCCGCGAGGTTCATCGGCCGCCGGGACGACGCGGTGACCACCTGCGTCGGCTCGATGACCTGACGGGTCTCTTCCTCAGCGGACGCGGTCGCCTCATCGGCGGCCTCGTCTTCGGCGTCCTCGTCCTCGTCGCCGTCGGCCGAGGCGGTCGCGTCGTCGCCGAAGGTCTCGTTCATGAGAGCGTCGATCTCGGCCGCCGTCTGCGCGGCCGCCGTGATGCGGGCTTCCTGCTCACCCTTCAGCGAAGCGATCGCGTCGCGAAGTCCCTTGAGAACCGGGATCGTCTTCGTGGTCGCGGTGTCCGAGGAAGCAATCCGCTTCATCTCGCGCGCGGCTGCGGTGAGGTGCGCCTCGATGTCGTCGTCCGAGAGACCGCCGAGGTCGTCGGGCAGAACGTACGTGTCGGCCATGGGTCACGTGTCCGTTTCTGTGAAAGGGACCCGGCCTAACGCCAGCAGCTACCGGCCATGATAGCCGCTGGCGTCAGGTGGTCCGGATGGGTTGCTTAGGCGGTCTCGCCCGGCTTGAGGATCGTCGCGTTCTTGTAGCGGCTGGCCACCTGGTCGGCGGCCGTGGCATTGGTGGTCTCGTAGACCTTGTGGTCATTGACCATGACGCGGAAGGTACCGCTCACCGCTGCCGTTCCCGAAGCCGTCGCCCGGCTCTTACTGCCGCAGTTGCAGCCCATGTCAAGCCCCTTCGGTTCCGGTGTTGTCGGCGTCCAGCTTAGCCGCAGCCTCAAGCAGTTCCCGCAGTTCGGCTTCCTCGGCGGCCTGCCGCTCGTCCGCCCGCTGCTGCGCCGCCACCAGTGCCTCGGCAAGCTTGTCGTAATCGAGCGACGCCACCAGGTCCGGCACCTGATCGAAGTTGTGGTTCCGGGACAGCTCATCGGCCGCCTGCCGGGCGTCCTCAGCTTCGATGGCGTCCTGCACCTCGGCCATGGTGGCGGCCGCCGTAAGGGCCAGCTGAGCCCGTTCAACCACCGCGCTGGCGAGCAGCGGGGACGAGTGACCGGGGACCGGGACCGAGAGAACGGCGCGCAGCTGCCAGCCGCCGGACGGACCCTTCTTGAGGTGGTAGCTCGGCTGGGTTCCGGCGAACACCGTGCGGTCCCATTCGGACAGCCACGGCGCGGCCGCGCCGCTGAACCACATACCCCGCTCGTTCATACCCACCGTGACGATGCCCGCGACCGTGCGGCTGTCGTCGAACTGACAGGCCGAGGTCTCGCATTCGGCGCCATCCCGGTGGTGACCGACGTTCATGGTGTACGCACCGGCCTTGACGGTCGAGCCATCGTCCAGGGTAAACCGCTGACGCAGGAAGTGCGTCGTGTCGATCCGGCCGAGGGTGTCAATCGTGATCTTCTTCGCGTACCCCGCGTGCGGCTCACCGGCCTGGGCCACCCAGCCGAAGATACGGCCGTTCGCGTAGTTGACCCCGGCGCCGCCCGGCGGAAGCTCTTCCACCGTCGGCTCGCGGAACCACTCAGCGGGCATGGGCGGAAGGTCCTGCATTGCCTTCCAGGCGCTGGCCTGCATGTCGTCCATGTCGTCTTCCCCTGTCTCTTCCGCCACGTGGGCAGCCACAGCTTCCAGCTTGGCACGCACGGCTTCGCGCTCGCCCTCGGGCAGGTCCACCCCGCCGCGTGCGCCATTCATCGCGCCGAGCGCGGCCGAAACACCGGACGGGATGATGATCAGCTGTTCGCCGTCCAGGACATCGGCGTACCCGAGCTTGTAGGCCGCCTCGGTCAGAGGGTCCGCCGAGTCGTCGCGGTAGGCGAACGCACGTGCGATCTTGTCCGTGTCACCGTCGGCCCAGGCGAACACCCGGTTCTTCGCCTCGTCACCGTCCCATTCGGTGTCCCGGTCGGCGACCGGCAAGTCCACCGAGCCGGTCGCCGAGGCGGTCAGCGACCCGGCCGAGGCGGTCAGCTGGTCGTCCATCATCACGTGGTCGGCCCGTGCCGAGGTGGTCGAGTCGGTGTACAGACCGCGTGCCAGCCGGACCACCTCACCCCGGCTGGCCGCCAGGGCGAGCAGCCGCTGAGCGGCCGCTACCGGCATCTTGAGGAACTGGGCGAGCCGGGCGGGGCCGACCGGCGCCTTGGAACGGCGGACGTGGCGCAGGACCTTGTCATAGTCGGTCGTCGACTTGACCGCCGCTGTCACCTCAGCATCGCTCACGCTGGCGAACAGGTGCGGGTCGTCCAGGACGATCCTGGCGTCCGCGTACGCGGGGATGCTCACGAGCGTCGCACCCCGGACCCGGCCCCTCGTGATGCGCAGCAGGTAGTCACCGGACTTCTGGCTGTCGATCACCACACCCTCAGGCTGGTCCGGATCACCGGCCGCCGCGACCAGGTTGCCCACGGACCGGGGAACCGTACCGTCGGCCGCCACCGTGAACGAGATGTTCCGTGATGTCAGCGCGAGGTTGTCGCCGGACGCCGACAGCGTGGCCGCCGTCTTGCCGGTGATCAGCCAGCCGCCACCCTCGCGCGGCAGGACCGAGGCGGTCAGCATCTTGACCCGGTACGCCTCGATCGCGCCCGGGGTCGCGTCGACCATCTCGATGTCCACGTCGTCCAGATCCACGCTGACGCCGACCGGCGCGCCCTGGGCGAGCAGCATGGCCGACTCGATGCCAGCGGGCTGGGTCAGGTACAGGACGCCGTCGCCCGGGATGCGGTCGCCGTCCCGGTCCATGTGGTTGATGGCACCGGCCAGCTGCGCGCCGTCGTGGCCACCCTGCATTTCGTCCGCGTACTGCAGCGGCCACGGTCCGGCACCAGACCAGAAGAGCGCACCCGGTGCGAACACCCGGCCGTCACCGGTCTGCTGGTTCTCGAACGCCAGCGCAGTGGTTCCGGGGGTCGACCACGCGGCCACCATCGGAACGTCGACCTGGGTCCCTTCCACCGGCACGTCCTCGGCGTCTTCGTCCACCTCGGCCTCGGGCGTACCGGGCAGCAGGGGGAAGTCGGTGTACTGACCGCCGAACGCGACCCGCAGCCGGTCGAACCGGACGGGTCCGGTCCGGTCGGTCATGTCGGCCAGCTCACCCACGTCACCGTAGACCGCCGCGAGGTGCGGCGCCCACGGGGCGTACTGGCGCGGCAGTTCGTACCCGAGTTCGACCAGCTGCCACAGGACCTCATGCTGCGCCTCGCCGAGGCGGCTGCTGTTCTGGTCCAGGTCGTCACCGACGTTGTAGACCCAGACCGGCTCGGCGCTGTTCGGGTTCCACTGGGCCACACCGAAGGCGCGCCCCGCCACGGTCGTCAGCCAGCCGGACGCGTTCCGCGCTGCTTCCAGGATGTTGCGCCGCTGCGTCTCGTCCCAGCTGTCAGCGTCGCCGAGATAGGCCAGGGTCACGTGAAGCTGATCGACCGGCTCACCGCCGTCCAGGGCGAGGCGGGCTGCGTCGTCCGGGTGCGGCATGAGGGCGATCATGGCGCCGGTATGGACGTCGGCTGCTGCCGACAGATCCTCGGTCACGTCGTCGGTCCTTTCGACAGGGGCGGTTGCTGCCTTCATGATGCACCGGCAGTTTATCGTCAGGTCGGCCGGGGCCGTCGGGTCGCCGGGGAACTGCATGGGCGTACCGGCCACGTCGAACGGGTCATCGAGCAGCTGCAGCTGGCCGTTGGTATCACGGTGCGCCTGCCTCACCCGCTCGTCCCGGCGCGTGATCCACTGCTTCACCAGCGGCCGGTCCGGACCGGTCAGCGCCTGGGCAGTGGCCAGGGTCCCCGCGTTGAACGCGCTGGTCGCCTCTGTCTGTGCGATGCGCTGAGCCCGCGTGGGGCCGAGCTGGCTGCCGGTGTCGTTGAACAGCGTGAGCATCCGCTGCTTCAGCTCGTCCTGCGTCTCACCGGCCGCCACGCCGTCCGCGAGGGACTGCACGGCCTGAGCCGACAGCCGGTCGCCAACCGCGTCCAGCTGCATACGCACGGCTTCGAAGTAACCGTCCAGCGCCTCGTTGGTCTCGGCCACCGGCGGGGCGGGCTCGTCCAGTTCCTCGGCCGTGACGGTGGCGCCCCGGCGGGCGATGCGGCGGATGGACGCCATGATCCCGCTGACGCGACGGCGCCACATGTTGCCGATCCGGCTCACGCTGAACGCGGCGGCCACCAGTTCGGTGGACGCCTCGACAGCCTCGGCGAAGTCCTGCGCGGTCAGCGTGAGCGCGGCCTGCACGTCCTCACGCAGGTCCGCTTCCAGGTCGTCCAGCAGCTCTTCCAGCTGCTCATCCGTCAGTGCCATCAGGCGACCGCCTTCCCGAGACCCGCGACCCTCAGCTGAGCGAGCAGCCGGGGGACGTGGTCGAACTGGTGCGGGGTGCCGGTGACCAGAAGCCCGGTGACGTAGCCATCAAGCCCCTCGGTCAGCGCGAGGGTGTCGAGCCCGTAGCGCTTCGCGATGCTGGGCACCCGGGCCCAGGCACCGTCCAGCAGCCGGTACGCCGCCACGTTCTCGGCGAAGACCGGGTGGCGGACGTGGACCGTGGCCGATGCCAGCAGTTCCCGGGCGGAACCACGGTTCGGCCGGGGCACGGCGGGGGTGAGCAGCATCTTCCGGTTGGCCAGTGCGAGCGCGGTCCAGATCAGGCCGTCGACCGCCTCGGCCAGAGCCGCCGAGGCATCGGCGGTGAAGCTGTCCAGGATGGCAGTGGCCGCGAGGGCCGCGTCCGACTGGTCACCGGACGGCAGGGTGTCGGGCATCGACTGGGTTGCGTCCACGGGCAGTTCTTCCTCTTCGGCGGTGTCTTCCTCAACCGGCGCGGCCTCGGGGGTACCACCCTCGGGCGCGTCCTTTTCGGTGTACCCCAGTTCGCGCCGGGCGGCCTGTGCGCTGATCAGCCCCTCGCGGAACGCCTCGATCGCGCTGGCACCCTTGTTGCTGGACGAGCGAAGGCCCGAGGTGTCGAACCAGACGATCCACTCGTCCGCGTCTTCCACCTGGTCGAATTCCAGCAGGGGCTGCAGCCACTCTGTCGTCAGAGCCTGGCAGACCAGGGCGAGCTTGGGTTCAGCACCCATCCGCAGTGCCTCGGCCGTCAGCGCCCAGGCGCCCCAGTGGTTGCTGTCGCCGAGGCCCAGCAGGACTTCGGCCGGAACGTCGGCGCCGGTGGCGAACCGGCGCACCGCCTCGTCACGCAGCTGCAGCGCCATGGCGTCGAACTCGGACGAGAACTGCAGCCACTTGACGCCGCTGATCAGGTCGCCCGGGACTTCGAGCACGATCGGCACCGTAGCGGCGGCCGACTCGGGCTCGCGGATCGCGGTGCTGGCGACCTCGATGAAGGTGTCGAGCAACGAGTCTTCGGCACCGTCCTGCCCCGGCTGGGTCGGGAAGCGGCTTCCGGCCGGGATCAGCAGGATGCCCCGGCCGGTGATGCGGGAACGGGCGATCGCGGCGACGGCCGCGTTCAGCAGCCGCAGTTCTTCCAGGATCGCCAGCGACCGGACCACCGGCGAGGTGGCCAGCTCGCGACGGCGAGGCGACTGCTTCCACACCCGCATCGCCACCGGGTCGCCGGGGCTCGCCGTGTCAGGGTCGAACTCGGGGATCTCGATCTCTTCGCCGTCGACCGTGGCCTTGACCTTGCCACGCTGGACGGTGACTTCCTCGGTGGACAGGACCACCCAGCGGTCGCCCGCGTAGTCGTCGGCGTCCTCGTTCGGGATGATCACCAGCCAGCTGTCCCCGGTGACGGCCAGCTGCGTGCCGAAGTCACCGAGCAGCAGCGACTGGCCGTCGGGTCCGCCCGCGATCGCGGACACCAGCTGGGCGGCGCGGCTGTCGTCAGGGGCGTTCTCGACGGTGCCGTCCGGGCCTCGCTTGCCCGCGAACAGGGTGGCGCCGCTCATCGCGTTGGACACCCAGTCCGCGTAGGTACCGACCTCGGGCACCGTCTCGAACATGTCCCAAGCCGCCGAGGCAGTGCCGCTGTTACCGCCGGTCGTCTTCCCGCTCTTACGCGTCAGGATGCGGGTCGCCGCAGCGACGATCGATTCGATCACTGCCATGGGCTTGTCAGCCTTCCTGCTGCCGGACCGGCAGCGAATCGTCGATGCGGCTCAGCAGTGCCTGCACACCGGCCACGATCCAGAATTCCACGGCGTGGACCAGCAGGGGCGCCTGCCCCCACTGACCGGCTGCGGTGAGGTAGACCAGGACGGTGACCAGAGACAGCCACCAGCCGGTGCAGTACGTACAGGTGACGAGGTCCCAGACGAACTTGCGTGCCTTGCTCTCGTTGCCGGGCCCCTGCCACTTCGCGAGGCGCCACAGTTCGAGCCGCTTGCGCAGCGGGTCGCCGATGCTGTCGTGGACCACGAGCTGGGTGGCGCGGTAGGCCGCGAACCCGAGTGCGGCCAGTACCAGCAGGTTCTGCATGTGGTGTCCCCTTCGGTTCCGGTGTGGCACCAGCTTACCGGCTGGGGCCGGGGGCCCGACGAGGGGAAGTGACCACTCAGTAACCAGCGTCTTCCCGCGTTTCCCGCGAAACGCGGGAAGCATCGTCGCAGGTCAGAAGGGGTCACCCGCGAAAGACCCCCCGAAACAAACTCGCCAACCATACGCACTACTACTGTTCCCCCGTTTCTCGTTGCGCGCGCGCACGCGCCCGTGAGTAACGTGGGAAGAAGTATTGCGTATTTGGTTGGGAACCTGGGATCGAGGGCCGTTTCGCGGGACACCATTGCTGACCTGCGAAAACGCTTCCCGCGTTTCGCGGGAAAACGCGGGAAGCCGACCATTCGCGGGTGTCCGTTTCGCCCAGTCTTCCCGGATATTTACGGACATCAGCGCCACCTCGTCCAAGATTTTTCCCGTCAGGGGTTGCATCTTCCTGTCGGCATGGTGCATAGTAGAGACATCGCAAGGAACACCGACCGGAAAGAGGAACCGAGATGATCACCATCAACACCCGAGGCGCCCGCACCCTGGCCGACGCGCAGCCCCTGGTCTACGGCGGACAGCCGGTCTACGTCACGGTCGAGTCCACCACCGCGTACCTCTTCCTCGCCGGTCACGTCGTCGCCGAGCGACCGGCCGCCGAGATCACCGGCACCAAGGACGCGCAGGACTGGGCGTACGAGACGATCGAGGCGGCCGAAGAGCTGGTCGCGGGCCAGACCCCGGACGAGGACGCGGTTGCCGAGGCGGTCTACGGCGGCGCTGTCGCCGAGGTCCACAAGATGGGTCACGAGCTGATCGCTCTGGCGGACGAGATGGCGAAGCTGGCCGGACCGGGCGAGGTCTGGAAGTACCGCACCACCACCGGCAAGGTACGCCGCTTCCACGACGGCGACCCGCGCCACCCCCAGAACGCGGCCAAGACCTACCGCGAGCAGGGCGAGGTGCTGGCCACCTGGACCGCCCAGGACGAGATGGGCTACAGCGACTACGTCTCGCAGGGTCTCGGCGACACGGACGGGTACTACGGCCCGGTGGACCGAGTGGCCTGGAAGTCGACGCAAGCCTGACGAGGAACAAGAAGGGCCCCGGCTACGGCCGGGGCCCTTCTGTGTGTGCGGCTCACACGACGTTGGCCGCCAGAGCGATCCGGCTCAGCACCCGGCGGGCCGTCGCCTCACTGTCGCCCACCTCGTTGATGGTGATGTTGTTCGTGATGGTCGCGCCCGTAGACGGGCGCCTGACGGCCGTTCCCGTGTCCGTGGTCGCCCGGGACCCGAACGGGTTCGTGATGCCGTCCAGCGACCGCACAACGCCCGTCCTGGCCGCGCTCTGCGCCGCGACCCCCTCGAAGGACGATGCGAGCGTCCGCGCCATGCCTCGCGCCGTGTCCCGCACGTTGCCCGTCATGGCGTCGAATCCGTTCACCAGACCCTGGCCGACGAACTCGCCGATCTCGAAGAAGACCTTGGACGGGGACGCGATACCCAGGAACCCCTTCACGCCTTCCACGGCGGCCGAGGCCACGTCCTTCGCAGCGTTGGCCAGGGTGGACGCCATGTTCTTGACGCCGTTGATGAGACCCCGGATCAGGTCCTCGCCCGCGCCGACCAGCAGTGAGCCGAGGTTGCCCAGCGCCGACTTAGCCTTGCCGGGCAGTTCCCGCACCAGGGCGACCGCGTCCGACACCAGGCCACGGATGCGCTGCAGGAACGAGGTTGCCGCGCTGCTGGCCGCCTGGGCGATGTTCGAGCCCAGCGTGGACAGTGCCGCGCGTGCCTTGCCGGGCAGGCTCTGGAAGAACCTCACGACGTCGTTCACGAGGTTGGTCACCCGTGTCGACACGTTGGTCTTGAGGTTCGTGAAGAACGTCGTGATCTCAGTAACCCAGCCGGACACCGTGTCGACGACACTGTCCTTCATGTCGGTGAAGGTCGTCTTCACGTCCTCGGCGAAGTCGGTGATCCCGGTGATCACCTCGGTCACGGTGGTGATGATCGAGGTCAGCGTCTCAACCACCGACTCGATGATGGGCACCACGCCGTTGATGGTGACCCACTTCAGCACCTCGGCCGCGAACGCGATGACCGGCGCCAGCGCGCTGATGACGAGGGCGACCAGCGGCGCCAGCGCTTCCACCAGGGCGACGACCGGTTCGGTCAGCGGCGCCAGTGCTTCCATGATCGCAAGGAAGGCGTCGACCAGCGGCGGCAGAACCGGAAGCAGGGCGTTGACCAGCTGGGTGATCAGCGGGGCGATCGCGTCCACCAGCCGGACCACGAACGGGGCGATCGCGTTGATGATCGGGGCCAGGCCGGTGACCAGCTGGGTGATCAGCGGCGCGACGGCTGCGACGATCACACCGAAGGTGTCGGCCAGGGTGGTGAGCAGCGGGGCGATCGCGTCGATCACACCGGCCAGGGTGGTACCCAGGATGGTGACCAGCGGGGTCAGCGCGTCGACGATCTTGATGAACAGCTCGGACAGCTGCGGCAGGATCGGCATCAGCGCGTTGGAAATCGCGGTGATCACGGGCGCCAGAGCGTTGGCCAGCGCGCTGATCGCAGGGGCCAGGGCGCTGGCCACGGCGGCGACCAGCTGACCGATGACCGGCAGCAGCGGGGCGACGGCGGTGAGCACGTCACCGAACGCCTGGCCGATCGCTTCCAGCGCACCGGATGCGGTGATCACGTTCAGCGCCGCGACGATCCCGTTCACCACAGCGGTGATGCCGGGCAGCAGCGCCTGGATCGCCGGACCCAGCGTGTTGATGATGTTGACGATCACCGGCCCGATGGCGTTCAGCAGCGGGGTGATCGCGGGCAGGATGCCGCCCAGGGTCTGCACCAGGGCGAGGAAGATCGGGCCCAGCTGCGCCGCCACGGTGGCGATGGTGGTGAAGATGTTGGCCAGGGCTTCCTGACCCTGCGCCGACTCAACGAAGTCCTCGAACGTCTGCGTGATCTTCTGCAGGTTGGCGAGGAATCCGCCCCCGCCGGTGTCGGCCGCGTCGAACACGCCCTTGATGATCGAGCCGATGTTGCCGAGCAGGTCGCCGAGCTGAGCCAGTGCGTTCAGCGCACCGTCCACCCAGGCGACCAGGCGTCCGTCCCCGGCCGCCTCGGACAGGAAGTCACCGAAGCGCTGGGTGATGCCAGCGATACCCGACTGCAGCTCGGCACCGAACGCGTCCGAGACGGCGGCACCGGCCTGCAGGAACCCGGCGGTCAGCCGGTTCGATCCCTGGGCCAGCCCCTCTACCGCCTGGGCCGAGGCGGTCAGGATCGACTCGATGTTGCTGACACCGTCCGTGGTCTGGACGTAGTCCAGCGCGCCCTTGGCCGCGTTGCCCCAGCTGTCGGCGATGTCCGTGAGGCCGGTCTTCAGCGGGCCGCCCAGCACCTTGGCCGTGGCGGTGATCTCGCCTTCGATCGCTGAGAAGAAGCCGTCCTGCACGCTCTCGCGCAGGTCCTCGAAGGCAGGCTTCAGCGCGCGCACCTCGCGGGCCGCAGCCTGGGCCGCCGGTGACAGGTCCTCGATCGCCTTGTTGAACTCGGTCGCGGACCCGGTCAGTCCGGCCTGGAAGGCTTCGCCCACCCCGGTGAGCGCCAGCTTGAGACCGCCCAGCGCGGCCTGGTAGCCGAGGATCACAGCGGGTCCCGCCGCGATCAGCCCGGCTGCCGGTGCCAGCGCGGCCACCAGTCCACCGACGGCCGTAGCCGCACCGGCGGCAGCGATGCCCAGTGCACCGACCGCGAGTGTCGTGCGGGCCAGTCCGCCGAGGCTGCTCAGCGCGCGGCCGACCCCGCTGAGCGACCGGCCGAGGCGGTCCGCGTCGGCTTCCACGTCGACTTCGATGGTCGGTGTGGGGTGCGCCTCGATCGCCGTGTTAAATCCGGACATATCCGGTACGACGTTGATGCTTACCTCGGCGCCAGCCAGCGCGGCCTGCACCGCCGCGACGAACGAGGTGCGGTCGACCTCGGGCGTCACGGTCAGCGGTGTACTGCCGAGGTTGTTCAGGTTGTTGAGCGCCGCCTCGAAACGGCGGATGTCCGCGTCGACCTCGACGGTGAGCGGGCTGATCCGGTCGATGGCCCGGTTCAACTGCCGTTCCATGCGTCGCGCACCGTCGCGCGCCGCCTGGTCCAGCGTGTCTTCGATGCGGTCGGCCAGCCGGTCCAGTCCCGGCGCGGCGGCCGAGTCGTCCAGCGTGATGATGACGCTGCCGGTGCCAAGCTCTTCGTCTGCGATGACCGGTCACCCTTTCCGGTGGTGGCAGGGTGACCGGCCTACCGCCAGACGTCACCGCCAGTCTAGCCAGCGACGCGGCGCGCCCCGGCTTGACGCCGTGGTCCTGCCTCATGGATGATGGTTGTAACACCGGAACATCAACAAGGGACGTGGACATGCAGGCGCGCGAGTACGCGATCGAAGACCGGGGCGGCCTGTTCGCCGTCAACAAGATCGGTATGCGAGGCGGCGTGAAGACCCTCGCGGTGTACACCACCCGCGAGGCTGCGACAGCACTGAAGACCGCACTGGACATCAACAGGAAGAACGAGGTCTGACCATGAGGAAGCGACAGACGGCCAGCATCCTGACGGCGGCCGCCCTCAGCGCCGTGCTGCTCACCGGCTGCGGCGAGCAGCAGTCGGACGAGTGCGAGGACACCATCGAGTCGAGCGCGGCCGTGGCCACCGGCGGGAAGGTCCGGTTCGACGGCGAGGACTGCGACTGATGGGTTCCACGCAGAGCACGTACTGCTTCTTCGGTCTGCACGTTCCTGAGGATCAGTACCAGACGGACCACCAGCAGCGGGAAACCGAGTACATCGACGCGATGATCCGGCACACCCCGAAGCTGCAGGGGCGCGGCCTCGGCCACGTCACGGCCGGGGACTATGACCGGGACATGCTGTTCCTTGCGGTGACGGACAAGGACTGGCGGATCGAGGTCCCGTTGGGTGAGTTCCACGTGTTCGACCGCCGGTCCTACCGGCCTGAGTGGGCGCACGCGCTGGCTGAGCTGGTCAACGCTCTCGGCTACAACCCGCCGGGTCCGCCCGGCTGGGTCGTCGTACCCGACTGCAGCTGACCCACCGAGGACGCACAGAAAGGGGCCCCTGCCGCGATGGCAGGGGCCCCTTGGTGTCATGCGCCGAACTGGGCGTCCGAGGCCGCGAAACGGGCGAGCATGGCCTCTGCGTCCTGGACGGACATCCGCGACGGCGCCTCGGGTCTCTCGGCCCCGGTGAGTGCGGCCTCGCGGGTAGCCTTCAGCCGCTCGTCCCGTACCTGCTTCGGCTCGGCGGTGAGGACCTGGTACGTCCGGTTCCACGTCGCTTCGTCCTTGGACGACTGCTTCACAGCCGCCTCGAACGCGGCCAGCAGCTGGCCGAGGTCCCACCGGCGAGGGTCCACACCGGCGAGGGTGAGCTGACCGAACCAGTCGTCCCAGGTGTCGATGATGGTGGCTGTCAGCCGGAAGACGTGCCACCATCGGCGGCCCGGTTTCCCTGACCACCCCCGTACAACTCGGCCACGTACTGCATGAGGTCGACCAGGACGCGATCCGGCAGGCGCATGTCGTCGAACACCGGCCGCGACTCTTCCAGCAGGAAGCGCCGGACGAACGAGCGCATCGCGGCGGACAGCTCGGTCAGCATCTTGGCGTCCACCGTGCTGGCCTTCGCCGTCTTGGTGCTGGACGCCTTGTTCCCCTCGGCTGACTTGACTTTCTGTTGCACCTCGCGCAGAGCGTCGTACGCCTCGGCGAAGTCAGCGCCGATTACCTCGGGTTCGAGCAGCAGGGTGGTGTCCCCCACGATCGCCTCATGTGGTTCGACGCGCAGGGCGAAGGTCTTACTGGCCATGATCGGCCCCTTCCGTTCCGGTGGTGGTATCTCGGCTACAGACTACCGGCCGACCGGCCGCGACCAGGACGAGGACACCTGCCGCTCACCGGCGGGCTGCTTGGCGGGTGAGTGCATCTTGGGTGCCTCGTTCCAGTCCAGGTGCGCGACCGCGTAACGGCCTGCGTCCATCGAGTGGTCGTTGACCTTCTGCGGCACTTCCTTGGGGATGCCGTCGGCGCCACGCTCGACTGACCAGACGTAGCCGTTGACCTCACCGAGAAACCCGCGCGGGCGCCGCTGCTGCGCGCCGATGTCGTCGCGCCCCAGTACCGCGTCCTTGAACACGTACAGCCGGGGCTTGCCGTCACCCTGGACCTTCATCCGCGAGTCGGTCAGCTGCACGCCCCGGCCAACCGCTTTCTTCGCCGCCACGGTCGGAAGCCCCAGGTGCCGGGTGAGTGTCGCCCGGTCCTCGGCGTCGTGGTCACAGACCACGGCGAACGGCATCGGCTCGGTCTCACGGTTGTCCTCGATGATGGACTTGATGTTCCGGGCGTGGTCTTCCACCAGGGTCTGTGTCTGGTGGATCTCGCGCGTCAGGTACATCCGGCCGTCCGGATCGACACGCCACCACTGGCACACAAACGGGTTCGAGTACCCGAAGTCGATGGACAGGAACAGCGGCCAGTCGCGGGGTACGGCGAACCACGGAATGACGTTGGCGTCCTCGCGCCAGTTCTCGAACACCAGCCCCTCGGCAGCAGCCCATATCCCTTTCAGGTACCGCAGCCGCCGGACGCCAGTCAGTGCTTCCAGGATCGCCATATAGTCGGCGCCGTCCTGCGTGTACGTGCCGTCCCGGTTCACGAACCTGGCGTTGTCCGCGTGCACGCTGTACAGCATCCGAAGGTCACCCTGGTCCGCGCGTTCCTTCAGCCAGTGCCGGGGGTTGTCCGGGTTGCAGGCCAGCATGATCTGCCGGTAGGTATCGGCGCCGCCGCGAAGTCGGGTGAGCAGAGTCTCGTACGCCGTGATCGACACCTGGTTCGCTTCGTCGATGAACACCCGGTCGTACTCGGTCGACAGCAACTTGCCCGGTTTGTCCAGACCGCCCACCAAGATCTCACTGCCGTTCGGGTACTGGTAGGCCGGTGGCTTGCGGCCCGAGCCGCCGAACCACTTGACCTTGCCCGAGGCGAGTTCCTGCGCCGCGACGTGCTGTTCGAAGGTGACCAGGGTCGACGCGGTCAGCGACGCGTGTGTCTGCCTCAGGATCAGGCTTCGGCTCTTCACCTTGGCCGCCGTGATGTGCAGTTTGTACAGGGCCGCGAGGCTCTTGCCGGTGCCAGCGGGACCACTGATCAGCAGCTCAGGGTCGCGGGACATCAGCAGGTCGCGAGCGGCGCCACGTGGTTCGTATTCCTTCACACGATGTCCTCAATGCGGACGCCGACGATACGGATACCCGAGTCGTCCTGGTCCGGCTCGGCCTTCGGCGCGGCGACCCCGTTCAGCTTGGTGATCGACTCGACGATCCGGCGCGCCTCGTCCACGGCCCGCAGCTTCACGGCCCGGTCATCGTCGGCCAGCTCGTTGCCCTCGTCGTCATAACGCACCGGCGCGTCCTGGTCGAGCATCGACAGCGTGGACTTCAGCAGGGACTCAAGGCGCAGGTTCGCCGTGTCCCGCATCGAGTCGGCTGTCTCTTCCGCGCGCATGGTCGCCTCGGCCATGGCCTCGCCAACGTCGCGCAGCGCGGCACTGGCGGACGGGTAGCCGCAGGCGTCCCGGATCTCGGACCAATGGGCGCCGCGTACGCGCAGCTTGATCGCCCTTTCACGCCGGTTGGCGTCCAGGGCTTCCTGGGCGATGTTCTCTGACGGCATCGGCCGGTCCTTCCCTCGTCACGGTGGTCCGTCCAGGGTATCGGCCCACATGCGGACACAGGTCAGCCCCGGCCGCTGTGCGACCGGGGCTTTCCCGCGCAACCAACACCACAGGGACCACCGGAACCAAGGGTGTGGACGCGTCCAGGGTACCGCTAGTACAGCAGCCTGAGGACGTCCTCGCGGGTGCGCCCCTTGTGGTCATTCCAGTTGGGGACGGTCTGCGGGGTGCCGGTGTCGGATGCGATGCGATTCAGCAGTTCCTCGATCGCGTCCTGGTCGCGGCCGTCGCGATCGTTCACGCCCCAGTCCGGGCCGTACGTGACGGTACGGATCGCGCCGATGGCACAATACCCGAGGGACCGGCTGCCGTAGGTCCCCTGCTGCCAGCCATGGCTACGGATCAGGTCACCGGCCGCTTTCAGGATGGGGTGTGACTCGAACACCGGCAGCGTGGTCCCGGCTTCCAGGACGGCGGCGTACATCGCTTCCTGGGACTCACTGATGACGGTCGGGTACTTGTGCTCGATGATCGCGTCCATCCCGGCGGCCGCGAGGGTGAGCCGGGTATCGAGGTCCACGTCTGCCGGTGCGGTCTGGGGCTTCACGGTTGTCGTCATGTTGCAACGGTACCAGGACATGCGGACGTGAGAAAGCCCCTCGGGGGACGGGTCCGAGGGGCTTTCTCGCGCACAACCGGCATGACCAGGTTACAGGCTCTTGCGAATCTTGCGAACCGTGGACTCGGGGATGTCCAGGTCCCGCGCGGCCTGGCGGCCCGAGGCTTCCGGGTGGGCCAGGAAGTACCTGGCTACCTTGTCCTCGTTCGGCAGGGCAGCGGCCGACAGGACCTGGGTCCCCCACTGCTTCACCGGCAGGGACCTCACCGCCGCGTCGTCCATGGTCCACGTCCGCACGAGCGACGGACCGAAGCCCTTGAGGTAGCCGTGGCCTCGCATCGACCGGTCGTCCGGGATCAGGTTCGGACCGTAGTGCGCGCAGTCGTCCAGCGCCGTCCGGGCTTCCTGCTCGTCGGCCACCCTCAGGCTGAAGCGCTGCAGCATGTTCGGTGCGATCAGGTTGTCGATGCCGGGCGCCGAGCCGGACATCACCGGCTTCTGCGTCGCCCACCACAGGACCACCCCGCGCGACCGGCCGAGGCTGCTCAGCTCACGCAGCCGCTGAAGCCTCTCGGCCGCGTTGGGCTTGTCGCTGGCGAGGATCGCGAGGACCACCTGACCTTCGTCGACCACGGCCGTCAGCTGGCTGCCGGTCCACACCGAGCTTCCGCTCTTGCGCATCACGTCGCGCCGGTGCGTCATGTCGGCGTGCAGCTCGTCGACCATGTCCAGGATGTCTTCGGCCTCGATCACCACGCGGGCGACGCCTTCCCAGACTGTGCCTTCCTCGCCCTTCCCGTCGATCAGGACCAGGTCGCCGTAGTGGTGGGCGTGGGCCATCATCGAGCGGGTCGACCACGACTTGCCGGTGCCCGAGGCACCGCACACGAGGGTGCGCTCATCCGCGTGGATGAGCACCGGCTCGCCGGTCTCGGTGTTGATCCCGATGGACATCCGCAGCGGGTCCCCGGACAGGTGCCCCGGATTCCAGCCGACGTCCACCGTGGACCTCATGGACGAGTCCAGGAACTTCACCTGCAGTTCGTTGGTCAGTGCGCCGTCGGCCAGGACGAACCGGCCGCCGACGCTCATCGCCGACGCGATCTTGTCCCACTGGGTGCGGACCTGGTCCCGGCTGAGACCGATGGGCAGGCCGAGGGTGGCGGCGTAGCCGGTCTGTGTCGGCTCGATCTCGCACCGCAGCAGTTCGACCTGGTAGACGTTCCAGAACGCCACGCGGATGGCCGCCTCTTCCACCGTGAAGCCGGTCAGGCTCGGCCGGTACGGCTCAGGCTCGGGCGCGGTCAGCTTGGCCAGCTGCGCCAGCTTGAACTGCGCGGTGATCTGCTCGGTCTGAGCCTTGAGAAGGGTCAGTTCCGACTTCGCTTCCACGGCACGGGCCTTGGCCTCTTCGGTCGCGACCTTCGCCCGGGTCGCCGCCGTGCCGTGCCGGTACGCGAGGCGGCCGCCGAAGGACGCGGCGGCGAACGCGGCCCACGCGAACATGTCGGTCCAGCCGGTGCCGATCACGGCAACGCTCAGATCGAGCGCAACGGCCGACGTGCCGAGGAACGTCCACGTCGCGGCCGGGGCCCAGCGGTGCGACAGCCCCTGCACGCCGAGGTAGCCAGTACCGAGGAACGTCGCGGCGGCCGCGACGGCGGCCTGCCAGTTGTACAGTTCGTGCGCCGCGAGGTTGGCGCAGCCTGTGACGAGCGTCGCGGGAAGCAGGGTGACCGTTGCGGTCACACCGCCCGGTGAGCGCAACGCGGCCGCGACGCGTCCCGGGACGGTGCGCGACGGCTTGCCAGCGGGTGTGTCGAACGGGTCCACGTCGGTGTCCTTCCTGTGCTCGCGGTTGACTCACCGTCAGTGTACCAGGTGGTTGCCTCGGGCAGACAGAGACGGACCCCGTCGCAGTGATGCGACGGGGTCCGTGGTGGTGCGACAGTCAGTGGCCGGGAAACTGCCACAGCTGGCGAGCCCAGACGCGCGGCAGGTCGCGCGGGTCCAACGTCTGGTCCAGGTCGGGCGCCTCGCCCCGGTCGTCATCGGTGACGACGTCGAACAGGCCCGACTCGTCCGCCTCGGTGGTCGGCTCGTACGGCTGCAGTGGCGCGTTGGCCGCCCAGTTCCGCAGTCGCGCCGCCTTCGCCTCGGCGATCCGGCGGGCGTACCGGTCCAGCAGCAACTGCACCACGGTGGACTTCCGGTTGTCCTGGTACATGGACCACACGTTCTGGATCAGGCCGTTGCGCGTGAGGATGAGGTCCTGCAGCTCGGCCTCAACCCGGTACGCGTCCTTGCGGCCGAAGTTGGCACGGGCGTAGGCGATCAGGTCCGCCTCTCGGGCCTCGTCACCGACCCTGATCCGGTGCAGCATCCGCTCGACGGTGTCGGCGTCCCCGGCCTGGTGGGCTGCGGCCAGATTGTTCAGCATCTCGTCACGCTTCACGGTGGTTCCTCTCTCGCGGTTGCTTACAAGGAAGACGATACACACCCCGGACCCGATACGCAACACCTCGCCAGGAAGAAGTTCCGAGCCCGCGCCGCGACCCTCGCACCGGCCGCGTGCACCCCGCGCCGGACGGCCGGTGGCCGGTCGGTCCAGGCCGGTCCCGCGAGGCCCGTACGCGACCGTCTGCGCACCCCCTCGCGCGGGGTGTGACCAGCGCAAAGGACCCCTTCCCCGACGACTGTCGGAAGAAGGGGTCCGGGGCGGAATCCGTTCTGAGCTGGGCTTACGGCAGACGGTCGACGTCGTCCGGGTGGAAGAGCGACCGTCCGTTGGCGTCCCGGTCGTGCACCCGCAGCTTGTCGCGGTTGACCCAGCTGCGGACGGTGCCCGGCTTGACGTTCAGCCGGATGGCCACCTCATCGCTGGTCAGCAGCCGCACCTGGGGGTCGGCGGCCACACGGGCTTCACCCTCGTCCAGGACGCCGCGAATCCAGTCGAACGAGTCGTTGTCCTCAGACAGGTCCGAGACGGTCTCAGACGGGCGCTCAGCGGCCTGGACGGGTACGGCCGGGGGAAGAGCCGGGGCAGCCGGTGCGAGGGGCAGAGACGGGCGCTCAGCCGCCTTGGTGAGGATCGCAGACAGGTTATCGCTGGCGCCGTCGGCGATGTGGAATCGCTGGACCTCGCTCAGCTGGACGGACAGCTGGCTATCCGTCTCGGCGACGGCCTTCGCCAGCCGCCACACGGCCGCTTTGCTGATCTTCTTTCCGAGGCCCGAGCCGTTGGCCGCCCGGTTCGCGTGCCACAGCATCAGTCCGGCGCGGCGCTGCTGCTCGATGTCCACGCCCGTGCGGTAGGCCACGACCCGGCGGGCCACGAAGGTGATGCCCTCACCGGCCGCCGTCATGGCCAGAGGTGTCACACCCATCACGACGGCCTCGACCTTGGTGGGCGCCAGTGCGACACCCGCTGCGGACGCCACCAGCGGGATGACCCACATGCCGAGGCGGACGACCATCGGGGTGTGCTGTCCCATCAGGGTCACGGCCAGCGCGACCAGGGACGCGATGAGCGTCGCACCTTCACCGGCGGCCACGAGGCCGAGGGCTGAAGCGCTGCGGTGCAGGACGTTGTCCATGTTGACGTAGGTCGCGACGGCCCCTGCGACACCGACGGCCGCCATGGGTGCGGACACGAGGGCGAGGACCGCCGTCTGTCCCTTGGTCAGCTTCACCATGATCTGTTCCTCTCGCGGTTGTGTTGCGTTGCGGTCAGTTCTTGCGCAGTGCGACGGCCAGTGCGCCCGCCAGGATCAGTCCCAGCGTGGGCCCGCCGGGTCCGGGGTTGGTCCCGGCCTGTGCGACGGCGGCCGCTACGGCCAGCCATCCGGCGCCCCGTAGCACTGCGACGCGGTGAGCGTTGCGGCTCTTGCGGCGTGGCACCGGGTTACCCTTTCGAGTTGGTTGGCCGGACGGCGGGGGCTCGACACCCGCCGTCCGGTCCCTTGCTGCACCTTCAGTGTGGCACACCTGCAGTCGCAGTGCAACCCCACGTGCGATACGCGTTGCAGCCCTGGTCGTTGC